ATCACGCATATCATAGATATCCAACATACCATAGATATGATGCGTATTCGTCCTATCATAGATACCATTCATATGATTGATAGCCAATGTATGTTGGATATCCAATGTATCCGCAATACATAGAATGCACAGACGCGAAAAAGCCGACGGCGTGTCGGCTTTTTCTGAGCTAGAGTCTTTCAAGTGGCAGGTGATTTCCGAACGGCCTTTCGCTCATCGCTTTCTTTGTCCATCTTCTTCAGATGAGCCTGAACGTCTTCAAGCTGACTCAATACCTGTTTGCTAGTTGCCTTTTTCATATCTGCCACAAAGCTTGGCATTCCTGCCAGGTTGATGTCTAGGCCATTAAGCTGTTCGCGCAAAATGGCGATGATTTTCATTTCGTTCGCGGTGACAAGGCGGTCGCCCATTACTGAGTTGATCGAATCCCAAAGTTCAGCATTGCTTTCGGATATCACCTTACCGAGAAGGAATACCGGGTCGAGTTGCAAAACTTTCGCAGCAGCAATCGCCTTGTTGTCCGGCAGCCGCATCGCTCCAGTCTTCATCATGGCGATCACATTTGGTCGAGTGTAGCCGAGCGCTTTCTGCACTACGGTGTTGTCAATGCCGAGCTCATCGATGCGTATTCGTATCAGGTCCTTGACCATTAGGCCAGACAGGCGGCGGTCTCGATTACGGAAGCTCTTGGTTTCCGTGGAATCTGTTTTCATACGTTTCTCCAAAGATGTTAAAATACCGACCTTATCAGTCAGTATTGACATTATAGCGTTGCAGCGATGGACTTTCGGCATCATACTTGATGCGACTTTTTCTTGTGCAATTCCATGAATTAAGCTCCGACTAATTGCGGAGTAGGTACGCTACAGCACATAAAACACTATAATGCCCAAGTCACTAATGACTTACTTTAACTAAGGAAAATATGCAGTCTTTTGCATTCAAAAATGTCCGCACTGTAACGACAGAAGATGCCGCCACCCTCATTGAGGAAAAAAGTATTACATCTAAGCTTTCTTACGGCTCGCTGAATTTGACTGTATTTCATGAACATGGCGTTGAAACTGTTTTGATCGAAAGCGCCGGGGGCGAATGTCTCCTAGTTGGATAGGTTTCAGAACGAAAGCTCGGCTTCGTTGAATCGCCGGGCACATTTCCAAGACTTTATTCTTAAAGTCACAGCATCAAAGAACAGGTGCAAATTATGAAAAAAGATATTTCAATTATCCGTGAATCGATTTCACGAATCGTATCCATGCTGACGCGCCAATCCATCGATGTGACGCAGCGTGGATCGCGCGCTTTCGTTTCGTATCACCCGAAAACTGGCGAAATCATGGGATTGAATATCCCGTACATACCTGATGACGCCAGCGATGAATTCATTTGCGCCATTCAGGGCTTCCTGGATCACGAGGTCGGTCACGTCCTTCATACAGATTTTGCCGCCGCGAAGGGTGCAGCAAAAGCTGGCAAGCGAGTCGCCAACATCGCCAACGTGATTGAAGATGTGTTCGTTGAGCGCAAGATGTCCGAGATGTTTCGTGGCTCCGGCACAAACCTTGAAAATACTCGCAAGTTCTATCTGGAGAAGATCGCTCGTGTCAAGATCGACGCCGCGCTCAAGGCGGGTGATATCGAGATGGCGCGAGGGTACGCTAGCGTTGCTGCGTTCCGTGCGTGGGGTGGTCAAACCAGCGCGCAGGACTTTATCAAACAGCCGCACATCGCCGAGTTAGTTCTTCCAGTTCAAGAGAAGCTTGGTCCAGAGCTCATTAGCAAGATCGCCGCATGCAATAGCAGTGCCGACTGTCTTAACCTGGCCAAGTTGTTCAAGGGAAAGCTTGAGACGCCAAAGCCACCTCCACCGCCACCCGAACCTAAGCCCGTAGTGCCACCACCGCCGCCACCGCCATCTGAGCCTGAATCAGATGACGAGCCGGCTGAAGAGCCAGGTGAGGGCGGGGAAGTTGCCACAAAGGCAGAGGGTTCGGAGGATCTCGGAACTGAAGATCGTGAAAAGTCTGATGCGCCAACCGACGCTTCAGAAGGCGATGCCGCAGATGGTGGCTCAGAAGATGTGCCTGAAGACGCCGAGGGTGGTGCGGGCGGCGAGGGCGTAGACCCAGAGGAGGGTGCAGCTGAAGATGGGTCGGACGAAGGTGCCGATATGTCATCTCTGCCAGACACTTCCGGGCCGCCAGAATTGCCAGCAGCGTCAGAGGAGTCTGAAACTGATGATACATCTGATACTTCAGATACATCGGATACATCCGATACACGCGACACATCGGCTACGCCCGACAAGTCAGATGATTCATCCGGGCCAGATACCGCAGGAGGTTCTGATGCGCCGGAAGAGTTAGATAAGCGCGAGCCCGGCTCAGGCCCCGAATCGAGCGACTCGGTTGCCGAGTCTGACGACATGGCGCGGTCGGGGGAAGCTGATGCTGAGCCTGAAGAAGACGACATGACGGATATGTTCGACACCGAGCGAGACTTTGACAAGGATATGTCTGAAGCACTGAGTGCCGACGCTGAGAAGGAAATATCGAAGTCTAAGTACGCCGTGTTCTCAACCGACTGGGACAAGATAGAGCCAGCGCCAGTGTGTGTGCGTCCATCGACAGTCGAGCGCTTGGACCACAGCGTGAAAAACAAACTGAGCGTGATGCAGAAACAACTGGAACGTGCAATGGCGGCGCAAGCTCGCAAGGCTTGGAACCCCGGCATGCGGCGTGGTCGTATTGCTCCTGGCAGCCTCTACAAGGTTGTCGCCAATGATGATCGCATCTTTCGCCAGCGCTTTGAGACTCGTGCCAAGAACACTGTCGTTTCCCTTGTGATTGACTGTTCTGGCTCGATGGGCGGCGACGACAAGATTGGTTTAGCTGGATTGTCCGCTTACGCTCTTTCTTGTGTGATGGAGCGCATCAAGCTTCAGTACGAAGTGCTTGGATTTACCACACGGAATGGCGGGGAACTACAGCATTACATGAGGGAAGATGCCGCATCCCACGGCAAATCCATTTACGAAATGCAGTGGGGCCGGATTGAGCCCTTGTACATTCCAGTCTTTAAGCCATTCGATTCCAAGCTTAATAACCTCGCGAAGAGCCGTATCGCGCACTTAACTGAGTCGCCGAAGTATCTTTTGCAGAACGTAGATGGCGAGTCAATACAAATTGCAGGCCGCAGGCTTCTTGCCCAAAAGGCAGAGCGTCACGTGATGATTGTTCTGTCAGACGGCGAGCCCGCAGCGCAGGCGGCGCGCAACCTGCCGGCTCACTTGAAGTCTGTGGTCAAGGAGATGACCAAGAAAGGCATCGAGGTTATCGGCATTGGCATTCAGAGTGACGCCGTAGAGGCATACTATCCAAAGCATATCGTTATCAACGACGCTTCGGAGCTGCCAACTCGCGTGATGGCTGAATTGACAAAGCTGCTTTTGGCCCCGTAAGTGGCAGTCAGTCATTGATGACTACTTGTGATACACTGCCGAGTTATCACTTGCACAATTAAGTTTGTTGAGTTTGACTAATTTTTATTTTTCTGGAGCTGTTATGACGACACCAACCCCTTCCACAGATACCCGCATCAAATGCGAGGAATGTGGCGCACTCATTCACGCTGTTGAGCATCACCTGAAGGAAGCTCACCCTGAGCTCACGCTGGAGCAGTACCGCAAAGCACACCCGGATGCGCCTGTGTTCAGCAAGTTGGCACTGATCAAGCTGGAAGAAATGCGCAAGACAAAAGCCGCGTCTGCGGCATCCGAGTCAGTCAGCACTGACGTAGCCGCCCCCAAGACGGCATTGCATGAGTTGTTTGGCTTGGGTGTAACGCCGGCCGCCATGAGCTCGGGCGGCAAGCCCATCATGTTGTCTGTCTGTGAGCCTGATGCATCGCATCAAAACATGGTTCCAGACATCGATCCAAACTACGTCTTCAACCTGGATGTCTTGAAAACCCTGCTCATGGGCATTGAGACAGGCATTCCCGTCTACCTGTGGGGCCACGCTGGCACGGGTAAGACCTCGATCTTTGAGCAGATCGCCGCCCGCACCCGCCGCGCCTTCATGCGTGTTCAGCACACTGCTAACATGGAAGAAGAGCACATCGTTGGTGGTTGGCGCTTCCGTGACGGCAAGACCACCTTTGAGCTCGGCCCATTGCCACTCGCCATGAAATATGGCTGGATGTATGTCGCCGACGAATACGACTTTGGCCGACCCGAGGTCACTTCAGTCTATCAGGCGGTTCTTGAGGGCAAGCCTCTCGTCATCAAGGAAGCTGACGCCGAGAATCGCGTCATTCGCCCACACCCGAATTTCCGCATGGTTGGCACTGGTAACACCAATGGCCAGGGCGACGAGTCTGGCTTGTATCAGGGCACAACCTTACAGAACGCCGCGAACTACGAGCGCTTCGGAATTGTCGAACAGATGCCCTACATGGACCCCAAGCAGGAGGCCCGGGTCGTGTCTCAACAGGCTCGTATCCCACTGAAGGATGCTGAGAAGCTGGTGGACTTTGCCAAGCGAGTTCGCACAGAGTTTGATGGCGGCAAGTTGGGTAACCCAATTTCTCCACGCTCGCTGATCTACGCGGCCCAGATTGGAATCATGCGCGGCAACTACCGCATCGGTCTGGAGAAGGCGTTCGTCAACCGTCTGACTTCGGTTGACCGTGAGTCTGCCTCTCAGTTGGCGCAGCGCGTCTTCGCATAAGGCACACAATGCAAACACTTACGCCAGCTAAGAAGACTTATGCCAATGATGGCTCACTAGAGTCGGTTCAGAACCTACTCACCAGGCTGGCGGGCAAGTGCTACCGCCGGGTGGCTGCGATGGGTCTGAGTATGGAGTTCGACGATGTTCTTCAGGAGATGCGTCTGAGCTACGTGAAGGCGAAAGCCGCATGGAAGCCAGATGGCGGTAGCCGCTTTTCGACTTACTGCCAGACCGCCTGCATCAACAATTTCAACAACGCCATTCGCAAGATGGAATCGGAGCGTGCTGAATTGGGCATGGTGTCGATCAACGCCTTCTCAGGCGAAGATATCGACGGCGCAATCGACCCGATGGAGATCATGCTGAATGCCGCTGGCGACAAGAGTGACCTTCCGGAAGCTCGTCTTGAAGGCGCGCAAGAGCTCCAGAGAAACCTCAAGGGATTGTCGCCTGGCGCCATGCGTCTTGTGAACCTTCTCTTTCAGGCAGAGCAGCGCGGTTCGAACTACTCCACAAGTCTTCGCCTGCTCTCTACGGCTGCCAATTTGAAAGGCGACGAGCTTGTGCGTGTCAAGGCTGAGATTGAAAAGAAATTTGGAGTCAAATGGTAGTTCAAAAAGAGCCGCTGGGCTGCTATGGACTGCCATCTGCTGTCAGCTTTAACTCACCCACTTGCCGTGGGTGCTCTTGCTCTTCGGGTTGTTTGTCTGTCGGAAAGGCGCTTCTGGAGTCTTTCCCCGATACCGAATCTATTGCACGTGAGCGCCAAGTATTTGCAGTGACGTTTCGTGCGTTTGCAAGCTCGCCACCGCGAAGCGCTCATGGTAAGGGACAGGTTGTCGTTGTGGAAAGCACACGCGGTGTTCGCCGAATCAAGCTGACGCCCGAGCAGCTGGATACGCTTAGCAGATTCCCAGCCAAAGTTGGCAGTCAGGTTCGCTCGCTCATGGAGCGCGGTTGGTTTGATTTTGCCAAGAACGAACTTAGGCATGGGCGCAATCCATCCAACAAAGGATGGAAGAAAGTCTTCTGTGACGCTCTTCTGAATGGAAGGTCTTCAAGGGCCGAGCTGGTGATTGCGCTGGCAGAGCAAATGGGCATGACGGCCAAAAGCGCCACGGTTCAAGTCAGTGTTGGGATGTCCATCTTCGCAGCGGGTCGAATTGCCAGCGAAGTCTTCGGGAAACTGCACTTGACTCCGAACTGATCGGTTGATCATAAGGTCAGTAAATTAAAAGAGAGATACATGAATCCGCTACAAGTTGCACTATCTGTCAGGACTGACTATTCGCTCGGGGAGTCTAGCTTCCAGATCGGCAAGATTATCGAACAGGCGAAAAAGCTCCAACTTACCCACATTGGCATTGCCGACTACATGACAGTCTCTGCGATGCCAACGCTCGCCGAGAAGGCTAAAAAAGCGGGTATCGAAATCATTACCGGCGTCACGATCCAAGTGGTTGACGATCCGGTCGCCAAGATCAAAGACCGGGAGAATAACGGCTACCGTCTGAAGGTGTACTCCAAGACAGAGAAGGGCACTCATGCCATTTTCGCTGCCCTGAGCAAATCTCTTGAGCCTGACAACTTCTACTACCATCCTCGCCTGGGCCTGGACGATGTTCTTGCTCTGGAAGATGTCGTTGTCACCACAGGCGATACACACAGTCTGTGGCGTCACCCGGACTTTCAGGTAATCCATCACAAGCTCCTTGAGCGATTCGGGTCTGACTTGTACGAGGAGTTGGTGGCAATCAATACGCCACTCTACGACAAGATGAATCAGATTGCCCTGAAGATGGCGCCAAACCCTAACAACGTGATCATCACGCGGCCATCCTTCTACGCTGAGCCTGATGATGCCGACGCTACCGATGTGCTGCGCGCCATCACTAGCAATACGCCAATGAGTTCGAATTTTCTCGCTCGTCCATATACGCGAGACATGTGCCTAATGTCGCCCTTGCAGATGGTCAGGCAGTCACGCGAGGCAATACATCGCTCCAGCGCCCAGGCGGCCGTAGCGGGCGTGAGCGCTTCAACGGCACTGACTTCGATGACTTTGCTGGCGGAAAAATGCAGCTATCGGTTCAAAAAGATGGCGCCATCGATGCCCAAGATGGCACCTGACGAGTTTAAGGCGCTGTGTGCAGCCGTTGCTGTGGGCTGGAAAGATCGTCTTTCAAGCCCAGTGTGGGGCCACCAGCCAGCTGAGGCAGAGCTGCCTGTCTACCGAGAGCGCCTGAAGTTCGAACTCGCCGTGCTTGGCAAGATGGGCTTCTCTGGCTACTTTTTGCTGGTGCAAGACATCGTGAAGTGGTCAAAGGACAGCGGTATTCTTGTCGGCCCGGGTCGTGGGTCGGTTGGCGGCTCTTTGGTTGCGTACCTCATGGGCATTACTGACATCGACCCGATCCGGTTTGACCTCCTATTCGAGCGATTTATCAATCCTGACCGTACCGACTTGCCTGATGCCGACCTGGACTTCATGTCTGGCAAGCGTCACATGGTGGTGGACTACATCATCAGCAAGTATGGCAAGGAGAACGTCGCGGGTATCGTCAACTTCTCCACCCTCGGGGCGGCATCGGCGCTGCGCGACACCGCGCGGCTGCATGAGCTTGACCCTTGGGAATATGCCTGCTCAAAGCAGATGGAGAAAGAACACGGCGTTTCTGTTGGTCTTACCGAGTCTGCCGAGCGTGTCCCGGATATTGAAAAGTTCAAGAACGAGCGGCCTGTTTTGTGGGACTTTGCGCTGCGCCTGGAGGGTTCCAACCGCTCCCTGTCACAGCATGCCGCTGGCGTGATCGTCTCGGGTGAGCCAGTTGTGAACCGTGCCGTCGTCTCTACCCGTGGAGAATTGCCTGTTGTTCAGTGGGACAAGACACAAGTCGAGAACTTCGGACTGATCAAGATCGATATCTTGGGCCTCAACACGCTGGACTTGATTGACACGGCGCTTGACTACGTCAAGGGGCGTCACGGTAAGTCGATTGATATTCTCAAGCTGCCGCTGGATGACGAATACGTTTTGCAAGCATTCGCCAAGGGCGACAGCACAGGCGTCTTCCAGTTTAGCGGGGCGGGCATGAAGAAGCTCCTACGCGAGATGGCGATGGGCGGCCCACTCACGTTTGAAGACCTGTGCGCCGCCACCGCGCTGTTTCGTCCAGGTCCTCTCGATGCGGGCATGTGTGATCGCTACGTCCAGGTGAAACAGGGCGCGACAGTTCCGCACTACGAACACCCGCTGCTGGAAGAATGTCTGAGCGAAACCTTCGGGGTGATTGTCTATCAGGAACAGGTGATGAAAATCTGCCGAGTTCTTGCGGGCATGACCCCGGGCCAGGCGGACTCTGTGCGTAAAGCTATGGGTAAGAAAGATGCCGAGAAGATGGCTGAATACAAGACCATCTTTATTGAAGGCGCTTCGAAGTCGGGTATGGCACCTTCCGCAGCCGATCAGCTTTGGGAGAATATCGCAGGCTTCGCCGGCTATGGTTTCAACAAGAGCCATAGTTATGAGTACACACTACTGTCCTGGGTCACCATGTGGCTGAAGGTTCACTATCCAGCCGAGTTCTTCGCGGCGGCCATGACGGTGATTGATGATGACGACAAGCTCGCGCCGCTCGTCACCGATGCGCAGTCCCGAAAGCTCCAGGTGTTGCCACCTGATCTGAACAAGTCTAGCGCCCGAATCGAGATCGAAGGCGAAGACAAGCTGTACGCACCATTTCAAGCCATCAAGGGCATCAGTTCCAATGTATCAGCAGCCATTGTCAAGCTGCGCGAGTACGGAAACCACGACACCGGGTGTCTCGCAGGCGTATTTACGCGAAGCGCCAAGGGCGACATCATGGAGCTCGACCCGATAATTCAGAAGATTGTTCTGGGTGGCGTCAAGGTGAACGTGACCGCCCGCGAGAAATTGGCCAGGGTGGGTGCATTCCATTCGATTGATGGGATAGGGCACAAGGCAACTCATCCAGACCGTCTGAAGGATCGTCTTGAACTCTGCCCCGGCTTTACGGTGGATATGGTTAAGCCAGATCGTGTGCTCAGTGTGGATCACATTACCAAGCTCAAGATTACTGCCATGATCCAGGGCACGAAGACCTGTGACGGCTGCTCTCTGCGTGGTGCTCCGCATCCGTTGCCCCGCATGGGTGACCATCCTCGTTTCATGGTGGTGTTTGACACGCCCAACTGGAAAGAAGAGAAGGCGGGCATGCTTCTTGAAGGCGACAACGCCCTGATTGTTAAGGCGGCGCTCAAAGACATTGGCCTCAAGCCGTCAGACGGCTACTACACGACGCTGGTCAAGTCCATGAAGCCAAAGGATCAAAAGATGCTCTCGAATGAGCAGATCAATGGCTGTTCGAAGTGGCTCAAGGAAGAAATCGCAATCTTAAAGCCGCCCGTTATTGTGGCAATGGGTAGCAATGCGATCCGCTTTTTCAGTCCAGGTATCAAGGGGACTCCGTCTGACCTGGCGGGCAAGGCCATCTTCAATGCCGATCTGGACGCGACCATCATCTTCGGAATCAACCCCGCAACCCTGTTCCACAATCCGGGCAATGTCAAGCTGATCACAGCGGCATTTGACAAGCTCGGAGAACTTCTCTCTTAACCAAAGGAAACCATGACCATCGAAAAAACTGTTGAGCCGGCGCTCAACGACTTCATCGACGCCGAGCAATTCAAGAAGGACCTGTCCTTTAATCTGGCAGACTTGACGACCGCCATGCAGAAGCATTCTGGCTTCTATGCCCACTACGCCGGCCAGGCGGTCCGGGCAAAGCGCCAGTATGACATTCAGGTCAAGAAGCTGGAGATTCTGGAGTCGAGGCTGGATCGCGAGTATCGTGCCAGCTTCAAGGAGCGGGCCGAGAAGGTCACTGAGCCTCAGATTCGTTCGTCAATCGTTACTGACTCTCGCTACATCGCCGCAAGTCTGCGCGAAATCAATGCGCGGAGCATCTATGACCTGTGCCGAAGCTGTGAACGCAGCTTCGATCAGCAGAAGGACTTGTTGCTTCAGATTGCCCGGGACGCCGCACGCGAGGGCGCTGGCAATTTGCGCGTAGTGGCCAATCAAACCAGCCGCGAACGCATTATGGAGGCAATGAAGCACAACGCCGCCGGCGCTGAACCTGCCGCATAAATAAGTCATCAGTGACTGATTTCCGCACTATAATGAAGGGGTGCAAATGAGAAGGGCGACCGACTCTAGCACTCCAAAAACCTCAACCCTTTCAAGGAAAATATGACAACCCTTCTCGAACTCCTGAAGCAAAAGAAACAAGACCTGGCTGCCAGCCGGCGTCGCAAGACTGTGAAGCCTCTTGACGGCAACACACGCTGGCGAATCCTGCCCTCATGGCGCGGTGAAGGTCAACAGTTCTGGCATGATTTTGGCCAGCACTTCGTCAAGAACAGCGCCAAAGAGCTCACTGCCATTTACATGTGTACTGACAAGACTTTTGGCAAGCCCTGTTCCATTTGCGACGCCATCAAGGCGGGCATCAAATCAGCCACCGACGAATCGACGATGGATCTTCTCAAAGAAGCTGCCAGCACAGGCCGTGTTCTGCTGAACGCCCTGCACTTGGATTCTTCGAAGCCCGAAGAGCGCGTCGAGCCTCAGATTCTTGAGCTGCCGCCCAGTGTCTTTTCGATGATTCTGGACATTGCCGCTGAGTGGGAAGAAGCTGGCGAATCGATCTTCGACGTGACCGCAGGCAAAGACCTGATCATCAACCGCGTTGGCACTGGCAAAAACACAAAGTACACGGTTCAGGCCGGTGCAAAAGTGACTCCGGTTCCCGCTGGCGTGTTGGCCAAGTTGCATGACCTCGACGCTTACGTTCAGCAAGAGTCCAACGAACAGCAGCTTCGTGCCTTGAACTCGGTACGCTCTGTGACGGGCCTGCTCCCTGCGCCTTCTAGCTCTGGACTGCCTCCTGCAGCGGCGGCAATGGGCGCGGCAACCCTCGCTGAAGATGATGATCCGTATGCGGTTGCAAAGCCGCCATCAAAACCAGCGGCAGCTGCAAAGCCTGCCGCTGATGTTGAAGATGTTGTCGGTAAGCCATTGCCGAAGGCGGCAGCACCTGCACCTGCACCTGCGCCAGCACCAGCCGCTGTACCAGCACCAGCTCCAGCCGCATCACCGGAACCAACCGGCGATGACGAGCTTGACGCGATGTTGGCATCGCTCGGTAGCTAACTCGGCCTGAAAAACGAGGGAGAGCTTCGGCTCTCCCTTTTTTTCTATCAAGGAAAACAAATGCAGAATCACGTCGTCGTGGTGGACGGGAATTCCATCGCCCATGCCAATCACAATGCGAATGTCCTGACCGTTGGGACTATGCAGGTTCAGGCTATCTTCGGGATGCTCAAGTCACTCCGGGCTATTCTGCAGGGCATCCCTGGCGAAAAGCGATTGATTACCTTTTGGGACGGTAAGGCGGAGTTTCGCAAGGAACTTTTCCCTGAGTACAAGGGCAATCGGGAGGCGATGACCCCAGAGGAAGAAGCCAGCAAGGCAGCTTTTCAGCGACAAACTCCTTTCATTGAGAAATCTCTGGAGCTTCTAGGTGTGCGGCAGTACCGCTCTCCGCTCCTTGAGGCAGATGATCTGGCGGGGCACATCATTCCGCGTCTGAGCGCTGCCGGCACGAAAGTGACCATGATCTCCGGCGACAAGGACTGGATTCAACTGGTCGATGAAAACGTCACTTGGGTGGACCCAATCCGTGCCCGCTCGGTCAACATGAGCAATTTCCTGGAGTTCACAGGCTATTTCAATAGCGCTGCGTTTGTTCAGGGCAAAGCACTCGTTGGCGATAACTCCGACAACATCAATGGCATCTACAAGCTTGGCGATGTGACTGCTCAGATGTTGCTGGCCGAGTGGAAGGACATGAACCTGTTCTTCAAGGCAGTGGACGACGGCACCTACACGCCCAAGACACGTAAGTCTAAGACGGCCGCAAGCCTGCACCCTGAGCAGCTTCTGGCATCCCCGGAAGGACGAGCCCTGTTCCAGCGTAACGTCAAGCTGATGGACCTGCGTCTGTCTCGCAAGCCTGCGCCTGGGGAAATGGTCATTCGCGATGGCAAGGCCGACATTGCAGCTTTCGAGTTGTTCTGTCACCGCATGGCCTTCAGGTCAATTCTGGCCGAATGGGGAATGTTCCTCAAGGCATTCAATCTTCAACCTCTCAAGGAATCAAAATGAGCTTCGCCGCACTAGAAAAGGCACTGCTAGATGCAGTCGGCAGCAATGACATTCAGACCGAACCAAAGCATTGGCTCGATATGGGTTACCCGCCGCTGAATCACATTCTGTCGGGCCGCTACGACCGTGGATTGCCTTCGGGGCGCATCATCGAAATCTACGGGCCGTCGGCGTCGGGCAAGACGCTGCTCGCCACACAGGCCATGATCGCTGCGCAGAAGGCGGGCGGCATCGCCATCTTCATCGACTGGGAACGTGCGTTCAATGCCAAGTTTGCGGAAGAGCTCGGGTTGGACACCACGTTCCCCAAATTCATCTACAAGCGTTCCAAAACTTGGGAAGAGGGCAATACCGCAGCTATGAAAGTGGCTGAGACTGTTCGCAAGGGTAAGCATATCGCTGAAGACGCGCCAATCGTGGTTGTATTCGACTCTGTGGCAGCCGCAGTGCCCAAGTCAATGGCCGAAAAGGAAATTGACGAGTACACCATGAACGACACCACGGCTCTTGCGCGAGTGTCCTCAACCACTCTCAAGTCCGTCAACCAGCACGTTGGCGAATTTGAAGTGACGGCGATCTACTTGAATCAGATTCGGACCAAGCCCGGAGTCGTCTACGGTGACCCAACCACGACGCCAGGTGGCGTCGCAATGGAGTTCTACGCATCTGTGCGTATTGCTCTGGGTGCCAAGAAGATCATGGGCAAGGACGCCGCAGGTGACAAGGAGTTCCTGGGTCGTTTGATCGGGATGGAGACCAAGAAGAATAAGGTCAGCCGCCCGTTTCAGTCCACTGATCTGCGCCTGGTCTACGACGAAGAAGGCCGCGCACACTTCGACAAGACGCTCGGCATGCTGGAACATCTGGTGGCCATTGGCAAGTTAGAAGAGAAGGGTGGCCGCATCATCTGGATCGACGGCAAGTCTTTCTTCAAGTCTGTGCTGTCAAAACAGATTGATGACACAGGCACTCAAGCGGAACTCGTGAAACTCCTGCCCGTTTGAGCCTTGTCCGCACTATAGTGGTTGGATGAACCCAACCATTAGTTTCTCATCTCCCCGGCGCGGCCTGTCGGGGAGATTTAATACCTTCCGCTTTGGCACTGGAGCAGCTAAAAAGCTGACACCGGGACTACAGGTGGATCTGATTGACGCTCGCTCTAAGAAGGTTCTCAAGCGCGCCGCGGTGACAGAGGTTCACGTGGGCAGCTTGAGGGAAATGGCAGCACTGCATTCAGCTCATGCCCACAACTGGAAGGAGTTTCCAGAAGACGAGCGGGCTGCGCTGCTAACTGCCAGCATGCTCCGAAGGTTTAAGCACTACGGGCCGATAAGGTGCAGCGAAGATTCAATCTGTTCAGTAATTTACCTCAAGGAAATTGAAAATGAAATTCTATGAAGTCACTGCCGGCGATGAGCCAGAGTACGCAGCAACATTCGACGCCGCAAAAGATGTCATGAGGACTGCTGACCCTGCGTTCCGGCCAACCGTGACCATCACCGAAGTCGATGTGCCAACCGACAAGGAAAATCTCTTGCTTCTCCTGAATGGCGGCACCTGGAAATCCACACTCGGCCGCCAGTGGAAGGGAACCGCGCGTGGTGGCGTCGTAGAAGTCACTTCGACCTGAGCCATGATGCACGAGCGCAAGGTAGGGGAGCCGAAGCTGTCCAAGTGTGGGCAGCTTAACGTGCGCTCCGTCAAGGTTGGTAACCGCAGCTTCGGAACCATTGAGTCTAAAAGGCTCAAGCCTGGTGAGCGCCCCGAGGCAACCTACTGGGCTAAAGATGTGGTTCGGGTATCCGAGCGCGATCGTGGCCTGTGGGTCAATCGCGCCGCCCTTAAGGGTCTGTTGTCCTACGCCGTCAAGTATGTTGCCCTTCGTCAGGACGACGGGACAACCTACACCGCCTTGCTGTCAGACTTGACCGATAGCGCGAAAGTGGATACTGTCACCTATAAGCTGTATCTTGTCGCGCCATTCGAGCTATGGACGATTGAGAATCCGCCCATCGAAGATGCATCCACAACACTGATGAAAAAGATGCGAATTGCCGGTCGCGGAAGTAAGTCATCCGTGACTGCTGCTGCAAAATAAACAATCGAGAAAAGAGGTTTATATGGCGAACAAGTTTGGTTTGGTCTGCAATACGCTGTTTCAGGGTCTGACGATGTCCAAAGGTGACATCTACGAAACCGAGGCAAAGGCGCGGGAAGAATACGCGGACATGCGGCGCGAGCGATTGGCCTCTGACATGGAAGAGGACGATGATTTCAGCATCATCGAAATCGTTCAAGTCGGAGATGGCTGGCAGGATCTATTTGGCGAAACCATCACGGTCACCGACGCAGGAACTGCCCCCATTTCCGGCCCGCTTGACGACCGCCTGAACGACATCTCGGAAGAGCTGCGTGACTCTACCGCCGAAGAGCGCGATCTGGCAAACGAGCAGTACGGAGATAACGACCTTCAGATCGATGATGACGCCAAGGTTGCTGAAATCGAGGGTACGGAAAACATCTGGGTGCAAGCCTGGGTTTACGTGCGCAAGTAATGACCGCCTCAACCGTTGAAAGGAACTGCTCATGAACATTGGAGAACTCCGCAAGCGTATCGAGGGCATGCCTGATGACGCCCCGGTTCTATTGGAATCTGGAGATCACTCTTACCGCGAGTGCGACTTCTTGGTAAATACAGCACTCCGCTTGAAAGGGTACGGAAGTGGCGCGGAATGGACAGAGGATGTCTTCATTCCCAAATCAGGTGATGGCATCGGTGAAGTTACTGCATATGGCGTGCGAACGATTGCATTGGCGCTCGTATGATTGTTTCAACCGCCGCCCTTTGTTTGGCGATCAACATTTTCATGGAGTCCAGGGGCGAGCCAATCCCGGGACAGTACGCTGTGGCTCTGGTCACAATGAACCGAGCGAAGCAAGACCCGGAGCGCGTCTGTGCAGAGGTCTTCGAGGCGAAGCAATTCAGCTGGACGATCAGTGGCGCGAAGAAAGTCAAAGGCGGCTGGAAAGTCGCAACGCCAACTGACGCACACGCTTGGTGGGTGGCGCAGCGGATCGCTGAGGTCACATTGTCAGGACGCATGTACGACATTACCGACGGCTCTAAGTTCTTTCACACCACGGCCGTTCGCCCTTATTGGGTCGCCAGTATGCGGAAGACAAAACGCATTGGCGGGCATATTTTTTACACAGCCGTTAGTCAGTCATAACTGACTATCACTATAATGACAGGGCGCAAGGTGCGCTATTTTAGGAAAACCCAATGAAGCCATTTGGTCTTATGGCTGATCTGCATCTTCATGCATGGTCGGCATTCTCAAGCACATTGCCCAGCGGACTAAACAGTCGCCTCAGCGGCCTCTTGTCAGAAATACGCCGCTGTGCAGGTGAGGTGAAGGCCGCCGGCGGCGACACCATCGTGCTCGCTGGTGACATCTTCCACGTTCGGGGTTCGGTTTCCCCAACCGTGATGAATTCCACACGTGATTGCCTCATTCAAATTTACAGGGAATTGGGCGTCAGTTTCCAGATCATGCCCGGCAACCATGACCTTGAGAGTAAAGAGTCCACGCGACTGTCAAGTGCCGTAACGAGTCTTGAAGGCGAGGGCGTCTGGATTACCAATGCGCCCAACTACATCAAGGCGTCTCGTACCGCGCTAGTTCCGTGGGTGGAGAACATCGACGACCTGAAAGCCGCAATCGCAGAGCTAGGCACTGGTGTTGGTGTGGACAAGTTTCTACGCGCAAACACCGACCTGATCATTCACGCTCCAATTGACGGCGTAATCAAGGGTCTGCCCAATTGTGGTCTCGATCCAGAGTACCTCGCCGCCCTTGGATTCAAGCGCGTGTTCGCTGGCCACTACCACAATCACAAGTGTTTCGATGGCTCTGTCTATTCGATTGGAGCGCTCGCTCACCACACTTGGAGCGATGTGGGTACAAAAGCGGGTTACTTGATCATCCACGAAGACCGTGTTGAATATCGCAAGTCTCACCTGCCTGAGTTTGTTGACCTGAATCAGCTTGTTGACATCGAGCCAGAGACTATTCCGTTCGTGGTTGATCACAACTATGTCCGCGTCAAAGTTGAAGCCTCGAAGTCCCGGGACGTGGAAGCCGCGCGCCAGGAGTTGCTCGACATGGGTGCTTTGGCGGTGATCGTTCAGGCGCAGCCCAAGCCACCCGAGCGCACATCGACGGCGACGCGACCCACTGTCGCCAGCGGAGCCTCGCTTGAAGTCTCCGTCAACGATTTCATCAAAGGTATGCCTGACATCGACCAGGCAGAAGTAGCGAAAGCCGCAATGAGCGTGCTCGCATCCGTAGATTCAGCGGGAGACTAGGTCTATGAATACAGCGAATCAATTTACTCCTGCTCAGTTGGAGAACTGGCACTCCTATGAAAAAGTGCGTCAGTCTGCGAAATTCAATATGTTCGACCAGCGGGCCGAACGCGCAGCAGGACTGACAAGCGACGAATACACATTCGTTATGGACAATTTTGAAGCGCTTGAAGCCGCATACAACGCAACGCAAGGACAAAAGGCACCATGAAAACTGGCATGCGCGATGCGCCCTATCTTGACAGCACTCCGAAGCTGCATGTTGGCAGCTCCTCTTTTGAGGACTGGTTTCAAGCTCACGAAAAAGCCTGCACTGGCGACAAGCAACTCGCTCGGGATGCCTACGCCGCTGGCATGGGTGACCCGCTGGTGACGTATGCAACGCCTTCGACGGAGGCGTTGCTGAAAGTCAAAACAGCGGACATGACAACACGCCAAATGAACTGGGCTGTGGCTATCTGTCTGGGGTTTACAGAATTTGACTTCTGGCACACCGGCGCCGTGACCACCCGCTATGAGAATGGCGTAACTGTTCATCACGCTTACTGCGACAACTGGGCACAAGGCGGGCCGATTATTGATCAGATGAAGTCCTACTGCCAGGAAAAGAACGAGGAAACTGGGGAGTGCTATTGCTCCACACTTAGTGTTGCAGAAGACTGGCACAACCACCCGGTAGCTGGTCTTGGCTCAACGCCGCTTATCGCAGCCATGCGTTGCTTTCTCGCGTCTAGGCTAGGTGACGAAATTGGAATGCCGAAAGAACTGCAATGAACGAAATAGGTAAAGCAATTCCTTGGGTTGCCTTTTGGCTTGTGGTGGCTCTTTACATCTGGATCGAGCACAAGATGTATTTGGCTGGGCACTCGACCCTCCTTTTTGAGCACAAGACTCCAGAAGAAAAACGCCTACGCGAGGCGGCAATTCGTAAGGCTGAAATAGAAGCAGGTGTGGAAAAGAAATGAAATTTAATCAACTATCCGTTCAAAACTTCCTTGCGCTTGAAAGCGCCGTCATTCAGCTTAAGGATAAAGGCTTGCACCTGATCCAGGGCAAGAACAACGATGACAGCTCCGCGAGCAGCAACGGCGCTGGCAAGTCAAGTCTCGTTGATGCCCTGTGCTGGTGTCTGTTTGGCCAAACCGCCCGTGGCGTCAAGGGCGACACGGTGGTCAATCGTGCTGCAAAGAAAGACTGCCGCGTTCAGGTAACTTTCGAAGTCGGACACACGATCTACAGCGCCATTCGCCACCGCAAGCATGGCACGTTCAAGAACGGTCTGATCGTGGAAGTGCAAGGGGCAACACCGAGCGACCCGCCAGTGGATCTCTCGCGCGGAACTGACGCCGAGACGCAGAAGGTTCTTGAGAGCATTCTTGGATGCAGCTACGAGGTCTTCATGGCTGCTGTTTACAGTGGCCAGGAAGTGATGCCTGACCTGCCCCGAATGAAAGACCGGGAACTGAAAACCCTGATCGAGGAGGCTGCCGGGCTGCAGCGCATTGAGCGAGCCTATGAGGAGTCACGTGCGAAGGCAGTATCCGTCAGCTCGGAAGTCACCAAGCTGACCGCCTCTCTTGAGTCTGCCAATGCAGAGAAGTCTCGCGCTGATGTGGCCCTTGTCGCCGCCACTGAGCAATTTGATGCTTGGGAGCTGGCACGAGGCGACCGGGTCGCTCAGGCACAGCGGCTCTGGGATGGTGAGAAGAATGCACTGGAGGCGACTGTCGATCTGGCGAAGTCAAAAGTTGCGGCGGCCACCATCGCAGCCACCACGATCAAGGAGATCGATGAAAAGCTGTCGGGTCACAAGACCATTGAGACGAACGCAGTAGCTGCCGAGCGCGAGGCCCAAGCTGCCGAGCTTGCGCTTAATCCCGCAGGGTTGCGTACCGCGAAAGCAGCCGTCGAGCGAATCGAAGGACTGATCGCCAATGCTGAGTCAGAGATCAGCAAGCCATGTTCCGAATGTGGCACGGTTCTGAAAACCATGCCTGTCGAGGAGTACATCGCTCACCGAGAAAAGCATCTGATCGCCGCCAAGCGGGCTCTTGAGGATGCGACTGTCAAGGAAGAGGCACAGAAGACGGTTGTGCTGGCTAAGAAGGAAATTGCCTCGCAACTCCGCAAGCTCGTCCCGGATGTCAGTGCGCTGATCGCCGAGCGGGCTGTAAAGAATGCCGAAGTTGTGGCGTTTAAGAAGATTCACAGCGACATTGAAACCCTCAAGCGGAACACGGCTGCATACTTTGATCAGGCTTCGGCTCGTTCTACAGAGGCGAACCCACACGCATCTGCAAAGGCAGGCTGCGAGACTCGCGTAGAGAATGCCAGCAACAACGTGGCATCTGTTCTCACCAGCCTGAAAATATCTCAGGCGAATCTTGCGGTGGCGGCCGCGGTAGTCAAGGTGTTTGGACCCGCTGGCGTGCGCGCTCAAATCCTTGATACGGTCACTCCGTTCTTGAACGATCGCACGGCAGATTACCTCAGTATTCTTTCGGACGGCGAAATCACAGCCACCTGGACAACACTCACCAAGAGCGCCAGCGGCGACCTCAAGGAGAAGTTCAGCATCGATGTGACCCATGCTAAGGGTGGCGACTCATTCGCCGAGCTCTCGGGCGGAGAGAAGCGCAAGGTGCGCCTCGCCACCGCACTGGCTCTGCAAGACCTCGTGGCATCCCGGGCGACACAGCCGATCGACCTGTTCATTGGCGACGAAATTGATGATGCGCTAGACCCTGCGGGCCTAGAGCGACTGATGACAATCTTAGAACGCAAAGCACGAGAGCGGGGCACTGTCCTCGTGATCAGCCATAGCGACCTGCGGGATTGGATCGACAACGTGACAATCGTCACCAAGTCGGAACTCTGGAAATCAACTGTCGAAGGATCATTATGTTCGTGAGTAAACATGAGCTGGCATCTGAGCCAACTTTAGGGAAACAGATTCGTAACTGGGCCGCAAACCTGAACTTGGCAGCCAAGGGCGCGGGCGCTCCGACGTTCAAGATATCTGGCCCCTGCCAGTTGAACACTCGCCAGAGGCGCCCGGGAGTTCCCACGGGCATGGAAAACTACATGGGTGGGGAGGAGTTTAGGATTTCCTCAATCTTCACCGAAGAGAACCATAAGTGCGATGGATTCAATGTGAATGTCATCTTCACGCCGGTGGATATGAAGCTGGTGCAGTACATTGTTGGCATCACCATGCCTCTGGAAGATGCCATTGTCACGTTCGACGGTTTCGAGGAGTGGACGAAGACCTCAGCAATCGAATCGAAGGCGAGCAAGAGCGTAAAGGAGCATGAGCGCGAAGCTATCGCGGCGCTGCCTACCGTGGAAGAGACCCGCTCAGGCGAATCTTGGGGCGCATGGTAATGGCATCCATGACACACGAAAAGATTGCCCGTAATCGGTACAACATCCAGGTTGGCCAAGAGATTTTGTTTGTGCCTCATCGCTATCAGAGTCGCGATAAGCCTAAGTTGATGGTTGTCGAAACTGTCGGAACGCGATGGGCTCAACTGGAAGGCGGCCCCCGTTTCGACATCGAAACGCTGGAGGTTGATGGTGGCAACTATTCGTCGCCAGGTAGTGTCAAGCTTTCGTCCGCGCTATATGAAGAGGAGATGAAGCGCATGGCGATACTTCAGGAGATTCGCCTGCTTGCAGAGTACTCCAATTCGAAAACCTGTCTTGCTACGACGAAAGAGCTGGAAGACTTTGCTGATCTATTAAGGAAAAAATGAGCACGATACGAATAATTGGACTTGACCCTTCCCTGCGAAACACCGGGGTGGCTATCGCAGACTACAGTCTGACGACAGGCAAGCTAGACCTTGTGGACTTGATACTGATTCAGACAGAGAAAATGGAAGATGGAACGAAGGTTCGTCAAACCTCGGATGACTTGAAGTGTGCTCAGCACATCATCCGGTCGCTCCGAAAAATCGTTGCTGACCATAAGCCTGTCATTGCTGCGTCTGAAATCTCCGTGTTCAGCAAGTCAGCGCGCGCCATGCTCACCAACGGGATATGTGTAGGCGTTCTGGCCAGTATCCCTGTTCCGGTTATCGAGGTTCACCTTCTGGAGGTCAAGAGGGCTGCAGGTGGCGAGAAAACGTCCAGCAAGGACTTCATGGTTCAGTGGGCTGTAGGGCAATGGCCCAATGCCAACTGGCGCACCCGCAAACTCAAGGGCGATGTAGTTCTTCTGAAGGAGAACGAGCACCTGGCTGACGCCTGTGCTGCCATCTCCGCAGGAATTTTGACAAGTCAGTTCTCTCAGGCTACAGCCATGATGATAGCTATGACGAAAGCCGCCTGATGTCAGTTATCCTTAAGCTGACCGAAGTGCAGGCAGACTGGCGGGACGGGTTTGTTACCCTTCGTCTGGAGGCTATTGTCCCGGTCGGACAGGGAAACGCCTTGCATGATCTGATGCTTAATCACTCCATCGTTGAGGATTGGGTTCTTTCAAGGTACACACCGCCAGCTATAAGCACAATAGAGGCGACACCGCAAATGGTAGACACGTGGTGATCGCCTAAATCTCTCCGCTTATATGGTCAGTCATCGCTGACTAACGTAAGATCGGTCTCCATTATTTAACAACCAGGAAAGAAAATGAACGTCATTAAACGGGATGGCTCGGCAGAGCTTTTTGATTCAGCAAAGATCGAACGCCTCAATGAGTATGCGACAAGGGGTCTTAACGTGGACCTGGACCTGTTGCGCAGGCAGATCACGCTTCTTGTCTACGAAGGCATGAGCACGGCTGATATCTTCCAGACCCAGATTAAGGCTGCCGCCGGTCTGATTAGCCGCGAAAACCCAAATTTCACTTACGTCGCCGCCCGCTACTTGCTGGCAGATACCAGCAAGCGCGCGAATGGCAGTGCCTTTTATCCGCACTTGAGCCAGACTGTTGAGCGAGGCATCAAGGCCGGCCGCTACAACCCGGCACTCGGGAACACTTTCAATCTTGATCACCTGAACGACGCCATCAAGGTTGAGCGCGACTTTCAGTTCGACTACATCGGCCTGCAGAACATCGTGGATCGCTATTTGATCCGTGACTTTGATCAGAATCTGATCGAGATGCCGCAGCACTTTTTCATGCGCGTGGCAATGGGTCTGTCTTTGAATGAAGAGTACCCGACGGCCTATGCGATTCACTTCTACGACCTGTTGTCTTCCTTTGACTTCATGTCCAGCACCCCTACGCTGTTCAATTCCGGGACTCTGCACAGCCAGCTCTCCAGTTGTTACCTGAACACTGTGGCAGATCAGATCAGTGCCGAGGGTGGTGAGAACCGTTTCGCCAGTATCTTCGGCACCATTGAGGAGTCGGCTCGTTTGAGCAAGTTTGCTGGCGGCATTGGAACCAGCTGGACTCGGGTGCGTGGCGCTGGTAGCAATATCAAGTCCACCAACGGCAGGTCAAGCGGTGTTGTTCCATATCTCAAGGTTTACAACGACACAGCCGTCGCTGTGAATCAAGGCGGCAAGCGCAAGGGCTCTTTCGCGCCGTACCTTGAGCCGTGGCATCCCGACTTCATGGACTTCTGTGAACTCAAGAAGGAGTTCGGTGATGATCGCCTGCGGGCTCACGACATCTTCCCGGCCGCATGGATTCCTGACCTGTTCATGAAGCGTGCCACAGAAGGCGGTGTTTGGTCATTCTTTCAGCCTAACGTCTGCCCTGAACTGCATGAACTCTATGGCGAAGCCTTCGATGCTCGCTACAAAGAACTTGAAGCCGCTGGCAAGTTCGTCAAGCAATTGCCAGCCATTCAGGTCTGGAAGCACATCTTGACGAACCTGTTTGAAACTGGCCACCCTTGGGTCACCTTCAAGGACGAGTGCAATCGTCGCAGCCCTCAAGACCATGTCGGCGTGGTGCATAGCTCCAACCTGTGTACGGAGATCACCCTCAATACATCTGACACCGAAACCGCCGTCTGCAACCTCGGCTCTATCAACCTATCTCGCCACATCAAGTACGGAACGATTGACCACGAGAAGATTGGCCAAACCGTTGGGCTGGCCATTCGGATGCTGGACAACGTGATCGACCTGAATTACTACCCGTCCGATCGGGCACGAGCCTCCAATATGCGACACAGGCCCATCGGCCTCGGGATTATGGGCGAGACGGAAGCCAAGATCGCTTGCGGTATCGCCTTCGACAGCGAGGCCGGCCTTGATTTCTCTGACGCCGTGATGGAGCGAATCAGCTACGAAGCAATCTCGGCCTCCAGCAAGTTGGCGCGCGAGCGCGGCTCATATGGTTCGTTCAAGGGCTCCAAGTGGGAGCGAGGCATTCTGCCCATTCACACCGCCCGGAGCCAGAACTCAATCTTGAGGCTTGATTGGGATTCACTGGCCAAGAAAGTGTCTCGCAACGGCATGCGCAACTCAAACCTGATGGCAATTGCCCCAACGGCCACGATTTCCGTGGTCTGTGGGACAGAACCTTCTTGTGAGCCGATCTTCGAGCTGGAGCGCACTGAAGGCAACATCAGCGCCAGCTTCAAGGTTATCAGCCCGGCTCTTCGCTTGACCAGCAACCCGGCGCTCCTGAAGACTGTGTGGGATATCGAGCCTGTTTGGGTGATCAAGTCTGCCGCCCGCCGTCAGAAGTGGATCGACCAAGGCCAATCCATCAACGTCTTCATCAAGGACGGCACAAGGGGGCGTGACTTGTCAGAAATCTACGTCATGGCATGGCAAGAAGGCTTGAAGACCACCTATTACTTGCGCAGCCAGACTAAGAAGAAGGCTGTTCCGGGAACCCTCTTGACGCAAGCTATTGCCCAGCCTGAGAGCGCCAACTTCTGCAGTATCGACACGCCAGATTGCGAGGCATGTCAATGAAAGACCTGAATCCCGTTTCCATCTAATCAAAACAGGCTCCGTAACTGGAGCCTTTTTTCCCATGAGAAAGTACAAGCATGACAAAGAACACAACACAGATCACCAATGATCGCCGAATCGCTTTCGGGCCACCGGACCGCATGATGAATATGTCCAGGGTGAAGTACCAGTGGGCGATTGAAATCTACGACCGCATGGAGTCGAACACTTGGTTCCCCAAGTCCATCCCGCTCGGTGGAGACCGCATCTGCTATCGCGGCGGCCAGCTGAGCGAGCGCGAGAAGTCTGCCTATGACAAGGCGCTGGCATTTGTTTCCAACCTGGACGGCATTCAGTTCAACAACCTGATCCACAACATCGGCCAGCATGTCACCGCCCCCGAGGTTAGCCTTGCATTGGCTCGCCAGGCATCGGAGGAGGGCGTTCACGTTCGCTCCTACCAGATGCTGATCGATGCCGTCTCCCTAGACCCGGAATCGGTCTACATGATGTTCCAGCGCGATGGCGTTCTGGCGCAGAAGAACGAGTTCATTATGCGGCAGTCCGATGTACTGCGTGGCGATCCTAGCCCTGAGAACTTTGCTCGCGCCATCGTCAGCAATGTGATCCTTGAAGGCGTCTACTTTTACACTGCCTTTTTGGTCTTCTACACGCTGGCCAGGAACGGAAAAATGCTGGCTAGCTCCGACATGATCAAGTACATCAACCGCGACGAAGGTGGAACCCACCTTGACTTGTTCACAAACATGCACCATGCGTTCCACGCAGAGAACCCGCATCTGTATGACGCTCAGTTCGTGGCAGACGCCCACAAGCTGTTCCGGGACGCAACTGAGCTGGAGATCAACTGGGGCCGGTACATCATCGGCGGCGGCTTTCTCGGACTCACAGACGCGATGATGACCGACTTCCCAAAGCATCGCGCCAATCTATGTTCGATCAAATTGGGCCTAGGGCCAGTCTATCCCGACATCGCTGACCCGGCGCCGTGGTTCGAAGGCTTCTCGGAGCCCGGCGGCCGGCAAAACTTTTTCGAGCGCCGTGTCACGGACTATCAGGCAACAGGCTTGGAGTGGGATTGACCTTTGCCTAATAAGGTTCGCGTGATCCGACTGACTGCTCACTATAATGATGCAGTCAGTCAGCACTGACTCTAAAACTGAATGGCGCAACCCAGTGTTGCAGCCGATCAGACCCGACCAGTGCCGAGACCTCGCTCTCAAAATTCATTTATCAACCCGCTAACGAAAGCACCCAAATGGCAGATATTCGCAAGTTCACAGGTTTTGTCGCTATCGATGGAACAACCCACACGACGATCAAGGCAGCGATCGAACACACCCGCGCATTCAAAATCAAGGAAGCATTGAAGGCTTTTGAGCCACTGCTTGCTTGTTCGAAGAAAAGCGAAGAGTCAGGCGTCGATGAGGACGACGGCGGTAACCTAGCGATCTATCCATCAGGTCTGCCCGCCTTTCTGTTTAACAACCGTGAAGCCATCATGGCCGCATTCAATCAAGAAGCGGTGATCCGCGCACCACGCAAAACACGCTCGCCCAAAGAGAATGCCGGGTCTACGACAGATGCTGCCATCTCTGCACAGGCAGCAGCGGCGATTGCGGACGCAGCGGCTGCTGCTGCATCTGCTTAAGGTGGTATTCGCTGGCGTTTTGGCTGTCATCACCTTGATGGCCATTGCCTTCTGGGCGGGTATGCGCTTTGAGCGCTTCATCCGAAGTATCTGAGGCAGCCGGGAAGCCGGCTGTCATTCGGGAGTGACTTGGACCAACTGCACTACTCCACCCTAGGCAGCTAGGTTACTCCCGAATGGCGGCGCTGTAGCGTCACATGAAATTTAACCGAGGAAAAACATGAGTCAATTTGAGTGCCCAGTCGTCCGTGTGACGATTGAACCCCATGACAATGCAGACAGCTTGGAGATCGCTCGTGTTGGCGGCTTCATGTCTATCGTGAAGAAAGGCCAGTTCAAGACCGATGAACTGGCTGTGTATCTTCCGGAGCAGTCAGTGCTGCCTGAATGGCTGTTGAAGCACATGGGTATGTGGGACGAAATCAACGGCAAGGGCAAGCTCAGCGGAAGCGCCGGCAACCGCATCAAGGCAATCAAGCTGCGCGGTGTGTTGAGCCAGGGTATTTTGGTTGGTGGGCCGCAAAAGAGTTATGGGGCGGTCAACCCGGCCCATGCCATGTTGCCGATTCATTTCATTTCTGAGCATGGGACGCCAGCCGGCTCATACGATGCACACGTATGCCTGAGTGAGGGCGAGTGTGCTGCGGAAGTTATGGGCGTCACCAAATACGAACCCAAAGTGCCGGCCAATATGGCAGGCCGCATTGCTGGTGGCGACCTAGATGCCACGATTGGCTACGACTTCGAGAACATCAAGAAGTTTCCTAGCCTATTCGAGGATGGCGAACTGGTGGCGATGACTGAAAAGATCCACGGGACGTTTGTTCAGATCGGCCTCATCCCGGAAGCAATCTGGTCAGGCAAGGCTTGGGCCGACAAGATGGCTGACATCATGTTCGGTGACCTCAAGTACAAGGCCGTTGTAACCAGTAAAGGCCAGGGCGCCAAGGGTCTGCTTCTGGACACTACCGACACTGGCAACCTGTACGTCAAGATCGCCAGCGAACTGCTGCTCTGGAACCGCTTACTGACGCTGCGCCAGGAGCTTGGCTTGCCAAACGATAAGCCAATCTTTCTGCTCGGTGAAATCTTTGGCCCAGGTGTTCAAGACGGATTTACCTACGGGCAGGGCGGACATACATTTCGGGCGTTCGACATCTATGTTGGCACTCGTAGCGATGGCTACTTTGTTGATTACCACGCCATGATCGCGCTATGTGGAGATGCTGGCGTGGATATGGTTCCCCTGCTGTATTTTGGCCCATTTACTGCAGCCGCACTGGCGATGCACACAGATGGCGAAACGCGAATGACCAGCTCCAACCCACACATGCGCGAAGGCGTTGTGGTTAAGGCAGTAAGTGAGGCGCGTCACCCTCGATATGGACGCAAGATCGCCAAGAGCGTCAGCGAAGCCTACCTCCTGCGCAAGGGCGCAACAACAGAATTTAACTGAAGGAAAATATGAAGACACTACAACTCGGCCATAAGCTCAAGGACTCCATCTCGGGGTTCGCCGGCATCGCCCAAAGCCACACGCTGTTCCTCACCGGGAATGAGCAGTTCACCTTGATGGCTCCTCTTGCCAAAGATGGCAAGCTGCTTGAAGCGTCCTTTGATACTCTGCAGCTGGACTACGTCAGTCCCGGCAATGTGAATCGCGTGGTTCAGGCCCCGGCTGATACTGGCATCGAGCTCGGCTGGAAAGTCGAAGACATCGTGACTGGCTTTCAGGGCATCGCGGTTCATCGCGTCACGTTCATCAACGGATGCGTGTACTTCACCGTCGTCTCCAAGATCACTCCTGACAACAAGGGGGCAGATGAGATGTTCCTCGAATACAAGCGCCTGAAAAAGGTCAGCGCTGGCGTGAGTGTTGCTATCGCCAACAAAGAACCAAGTGGCGACGCTAAGCCGCCGGGCGGCCCCGCGTACAGCGTTCCACGTCGAGGTTAAAAATGACCATCACTGCCAAAATCATTGAAGACTCCGTTTCACCAGACGGAAAACGGCTCACAACAATGCAGTTGTGCTATCCGCGGTTCATTCACGCGGAGTTCATGACACACAGGCTGTTTAGCCGCAACGCCAGCAGCAGTCGAGCCATCCCGGTCAAGAAGATGATCCAGATGGTGCGGGACGAACCCGCCATGCCGATTCACTGGGGTGCGAACCAGCCTGGCATGCAGGCAAGTGCAGAGATTCAGCATGTTGAAGTGGCGAAAGACATCTGGCTTCGCGCAGCGCGAAACGCGGCGAATATCGCAGAAGAAATGGAACAGATTGGCCTGCACAAGCAAGTGGCAAACCGCATCTTGGAACCCTTTCAGCACATCCATGTGATTGTCACGGCGACCGAGTGGGAAAACTTCTTCGCCTTGCGCGCGCACCCTGATGCTCAGCCTGAGATTCACGAGCTGGCGCTTCAGATGCAACTGGCAATGCAAATGAGCGAACCCGCCGAGCTTAAGTACAGCGATTGGCATTTGCCATACGTCACCCGAGCTGAGCGCAAGGACGTTGACCTGCAGCGCCTTCGCATGTTGCCTAAGATTTCTGCGGCTCGCTGCGCCCGGGTGTCCTACTTGACCCATGACGGACAAGCTCCATCGGTCGCTAAAGACATGGAGCTCTATGAGCGACTTGTCGGAGGTGTGCCGCTACACGCATCGCCAATCGAACATCAGGCCATTCCAGATGTCTTGCTCGATGATGTTGAGGGCTTTTCAGGCTGGCCTCAAAAGCACCTGCATGGCAACTTTGTCGGCTGGATTCAGTGCCGCAAAGTCATTGAGCTCGAAATGGAGCAGGATGCCCGTATCAATCGATGCGCCGACTAGCGCGTCACTATAATTCTATTGTCAGTCATGACTGACTAGAATAAACGCCAAATCGGCGCCGAAAAAAGGTGCCAATTTGTTCTACCTATAAGCACTTTTCAACAGGACACTAAATGACATTTGACGAATTCAAAGCCGATGCACTCCGCACGGAATCAAAACCCCAGAAGCTGAATTTCAGCCTCGGTGGCTTGACTTTACTTCTGGGTGTGGCCTCTATGACTGCCTCAATCGTGGACCAGTCCAAGAAGACCATGTTCTACGGTAAGTCGTTGGACACTGAAAAAATCAACGCCACCATCGACAAGCTGAAAGCCGACCTGACTCTGATGCAGACTGCGCTCCATCGCATTGCAATCCCTGAAGACGTTGCCACTGAAATGCACATGCCCAACATGCGTATCGCCCACGGCGCGATCGGCATGTTCACCGAGTCCGCAGAGCTTCTGGATGCCGTCGCGGATCAGATCCGGACAGGCAAGCTCGATTTGACAAACGTGGCTGAAGAGACAGGCGACAGTGACTGGTACAAGGCCATCATTCATGACGAGGCGGGCATCAGTGAAGAAGAAAGCCGCGCCAAGGTGATCGCTAAGCTGAAAGCGCGTTACGGCGACAAGTTCAGCAATGAATCGGCGCTGAACCGTGATCTTTCGGCAGAGCGCGCCGTTCTTGAGGCAGCTTTCGTTCCCGTGTAAATCTGCCTGAAGTTTGTAAGACCAAAAAGAAGGCTCTCGGGCCTTCTTTTTTTGAAAGGTGACCCATGTTTGACGAAGAGACTATTGCTTCCGCGCCTGTCGCAGCACAAGCGGTAGAACATGAGGCAAGCTGTATTCTGCCAGTGGCTACTGTAGTTGAGGACTTGGGCCACGATGGGGTAGGTTTTTGCGCGAAAGTGCGGTGGCTTTTTAACCCCGTTCCCGTTGGCCAGGAGTTACTCTGGAATCACAACTCCGGCTTGCGCGTGAAACTTGCGAACCCTTCAATGTGGCGTGGGTTTGGCTGTGATGACGTTGGTGCGGTGTTTACCGTATTCGACAGCCAGCGCAATGATCGTTTTGGAAGCGGTACTGGTCTAAGGGTTCGCCCAGCCATTCAGCCGAACCATTCTGAATGCGAAATGGTTTGGTATGACTCTGCACATTTCACGCCTGTTGCGGAAGTGCCGCCGAGTGACAAGGCAACACCCAACATATCCAGTAAAGCCGCTCACGCTTCCGACAACTGAGCGTGAAAATTCAACTATCGAAACAATAGCAGGGAAACCTATGAGCATGCACAAAATACCGCTCACGCCTACTGAAGAGGCTGGTCTACACGCTCACGGATTGCAGAGCAACATCGGAAAACCAAGTCAACTGACGGACGCTTTCCGACAAGGTGTGGCGTGGGGTATTGCGCATGCGGCGGCAGAAAAAGAGACGGAACCGAAGCAGGATTTCTGTTTCTGCAATGACGACATTAGCCTGCAGATGGTGTCTGGCGGAGCGGCACCAGAAGGGCTGTACGGCACAGTCACGCTGAAGATTGGTGATCAGGACGTCCGGTATGTGAAAGATGAGCACGTATCGGCAGCCTCTGATGATTGCTACTACCTGCAACACACCCATAGCTATGTCGGCAATTGCCCGCTGTGGTGGATCAAGGACGGTCAGGGATATACAACTGATCTTCGAAAGGCTCAGAAGTACACCCTGAGTCAGGCAATCAAGCTGCACAACTTCCGCAATTCAGACGTGCCCTGGCATTGCTCAGAGATAGATGCATTGTGGCGCAAAACGGTCGATATGCAGGACATGGGCCGCGAGCTTCACAGCAGGCAAGACCAAATAGCCACCCTTTTGGCAAAAGTCGCACTTATGACAATCACAGGCAAGTCAGTGGCCTTCGACACTGACAAATTGGAGAAATGACATGAAAGCTAGTTTCAAATTTATCGCCATCTTGGCGGCAGTTGTGGCAACCCTCGCACTTTCTGCGTGTGCTGAAAAACAGGTGTCCTTTGATGCCCTCGAAACGCAACGCACAGTTGCCAACGAAAACAGCAGCTACAACGCGAAGAAGTGGCGAGCGGAAAACGGCCATGAGAAGCTCGGCATTCTGGCCCGGGGCGACAGCACTCAGCAGGCAAAGTGCCCGCAAGGCGATGGCTGGGCCTCGGTTGACCTCACCGAGCCAACCACAAAGCAGCCTGTGGTTAAGCTGAAATGCTCGACAGTCTCAGGCAATGTTGGTTGCATTAAGGATGAAGACTTCAAGGCTCGCGCAGTGCTGGCCAATCAGGAAAACACCTGTAACAAAGGAATTCCTGAAACCCTCAAGAAGATCGAGGGATGACAGCCGTAGGCGTTTTCGCCGGTCGCGGCGACGTGATCTTGGCAATGGGCCTAGCGCTCATTGTCGGGATATGGTTGGGCTGGTTTTTCAAATGCACCCAGCTGCGGATCAAACAGTGGCTTGCAAAAAAGTAGGAGGGGAAAATGTTAGGACTCACAGGCAGCCACCGAACAGGCAAAACAACATTGGCCATGCGCTTTGCGCAGAAGCATGATCTCCTGTTTGTGAAAACCTCGACATCGGAAGTATTCGCCCGGATCGGCAAAGATCCGAAGGTGGAGTATCCGATCGACGAGCGTGTCGCGATTCAGGAAGTCATTCTCATGGCTCTTGAGGCTCAGTATGCCGAGGCTAACAGGCTCGTAAAGGGCGGATTGTTCATCGCTGACCGGACCCCCATCGACCTGGCCGCCTATATGCTGGCAGACCTGCGCAGGTCAACCCTCGTAGAGAGTCCAGCTCTTGCGCAAATAGTCAATGGATACGTTCATCGCTGTCTTCAGGCTTCGAGCCGCTGGTTCTCCATGATCGCGCTGGTGCAGCCAGGCATCGCGCTCGTGGAAGAGCCCGGAAAGGCACCTGCATGCCCAGCCTTCATGGAGCATATGAACGTGCTACAGGCTGGTTTGCTGCATGATGAACGGCTCAGCTGTATGCGCTCTACGATTCCGCGTTTAGTTACCGGCATCGACCAGCGTGTGCAGCATCTGGAGCTCATCTACCATGCTGCGCTGGAGGCGGCTGCCGAGCATCGAAGCATGCGTATCGAAGTGGGGGTGCTGCCACACTAACTATCGGCTGCACTGATTTATGGTGCGTGACAGTCAGTCATCCGTGACTGCATGCACTATAATCGAAACATGCTGAAAAGCACTGGGGAGGGTACTTATCCTCCCCAATTTTTTAGAGACCTGGCCATGAGCTACGCTGCAGAAATTCCAACGCTCGTTGAAGAGCTTGATCGCAAGGTTACCGATGCCTTGACCGATGCCTGCACTCGGACTGAGTCCGGCGACATCACGCTCGAAGACGCAGCCTTGATCGGAAAAGCTCTCTGGAGCGCAACTTCAGGCTTGGTCAGCAACGATGTCTCCGAGCTTTGTGCCAAGGTGTCTGACTCAGCAGGAGCTCGACGCTATACGGCCCACTTTGTAAATACAGCCCAAGCCGTGACGGTCTATTGGACCAAGGCTAGTGATGACTATGTGGTTGTCACTCTCAACATTTTGTCGGGCGCCAAGAAGCCACACCGAATTCATGTTCCAGCAGGCGAACAAAAAGTCCAGTTGGAAAAGCTGTTCTCCACGCTGGTGAAATCAAATTACCGAAAACTCTAAAGGAAATCCATGAGCGAAGAAATGAAGGACTACATGAATGTAGTCGTGATGAATGCGGATCGCATTGCACTTGAGTTGAGCCTCGACTTGAAGAACAAGAGCCAGCAAGAGCAGCGCGCGGCATTCGCGGGCAGCAAAGAATCAGGCTACTTTTACCTGCATACCATGCCCAAGCACCCGGACGTTGTCTTTGAGTGCGTTGTAACGACCGCTGGTGATGCCATCTCTAGCGTCTACAAGGGACATCGCATCTTCAACTCGGCTGGTGAATTGATTCGCGCTCGGAACGACATGATGGCTGCCATTTCTGCCCGCATCGGCTTGAGCCAGAGCTTGATCGGTATCGCCGACGAAGCTCGTGGACGCGACCTCATGCTCAGTGAGCTTGCCACAGGTCAACTGATTGACCTCTTCGCAGAGCGTGTTGGCAAGTCCATCGTCGTTACCAATAGCCACTCGGCAGCAGGCGCCGGCGGCGTGGTGGTTTCCCATGAGTGATGGCGGCAAAGGTAGCGCACGGCGGCCGGGCGACCATGCTGGTTTTCTTGCCAACTTTGATCGAATCTTCGGAAGCCGCCCGCGTCCTGAGTTCATACCAATGGGCGACTCAGAGCCAGTGATTCCGGTTGTCATGCCTGAAGGGCAGCATCGCAACTCGGCTAACGACGATCAAGCTCAATAGAGCCGACTGAGCGCCGAAGCATCACATTCAAAATTGTATTTGTCGCGGGAAGACCGCATTTTTATGAAAGAGCATTCCATGAATCTCACCAAAGCACACCGAAGCCAATTTGTCGCTGATGTCATGAGCGATATTCCCAAGGTGGACTACCGCCAGCAAATTGAAGTCCTGATCAAGCAGGACATCGACAACGCTCCCGACAAGTTCATTCGCGATGCCTTGAAAGTGCCGATTCTTCGCTCTATGTTGATCGCTGGCAATAACACTGTCAATGCAAATACTTCCACAAGCAAGTACGGGCATCCTGAACTGAGCACATTCAAATACGGATACGGAAGCGATGTCAACGATCCAGAGACTCTCAATTGCTCGGCTCTTTGCGTCGCCTGCTATTTGAATTATCAAATGTCCAAGTCGTGTGCTGACGCCTGCTATGCCCTGATGAAGCAAAACCAAGAGCAGGAAGAAAAGCTCGCCTCGATCAGGGTCAAGGTGTTCGCCGCAATCGCAGGCTGCACAACTCGCAAGACAGCGCTGGCTGCGATGCCTGAGTTCGAGAAATACTTGCCAGAAGTCGTGACTCCGTCAAAGTTCCCTATCGCAATCGCCAACTTGTCGGCTGAGTTGATGATGGCTGGCTGGCCGAAGGGTGGCAAGAAAGAAGTGGTGGCGGCATGAGGTATACGAAAAATCAACGTGCTCAGCTGAAGGAAGTTTTCACCCTGGCGCTGGGGAAACTTGCGCCAGACAACACCGGATATGAAAAAGGCAAAAGTACATTCATCTGCATCGCTATGCGGTTTCTTCCAATTCCGGAAGCGCCTGTCAAATTGGCGATCAAGTTAGTAGAACGGCGCCTCTTCCCCGCAACAGAGCTGGCTGGCTGGCTTGAGAAAAAGCACCCTGAGCTGTCTCCTGCTGTTGAGAAGGATATTCTCAACGGTGGCCATAAGCTGCAAGAGACCCGCGCGGCCTGGCTCAAGGATCTGATCAAGGAATTTTCAGAATGACAACAATCATCCTCAGCAAAGAAGGCATCGAAGCGCTCTTCCCGGAAGGGTCAGAGGCTCGTGTTGAGCTTCAGCGTACTGTGCTCGCACAGCTTGCAAAGCAGGCAGTGAAAACGCCAGGCTTTAATGCGTCTCTCATGAAGGAAATCAATAATGTCCAAAAGCAAATGAGTCAGGAAATTCTGGCCGAAATGGGCATTGTGGTTGACGAAAGGTATCGGCTTGAACGCCCAACCATCTCCGACAAGATGAGGGAGACGATTGCCTCAGAAGCGAGGATTGCCGTGCGTGGTCAAATTCATGAGGCATTCGACGCTGAGCGCGTTTCGATTGACGAAAAGGTCGGCAGGCTGATGGAGACGTGCATTAAGCATGCAACCGACAAAGCAGCGAAGGAAGCCGCGCCTGTGATTCTGGCAATCGGAATGATGAACGCAATGAAGAGCGCTCCGACTCCCGCTGGTTAAAATTGATTCTTAGCGGTTAGTCACTACTGACTGCGCAACAAGGAGCAAGATGAGAACAAAATTTCCATTTGAGTCACAAGCATGAGCCGAACAGTCGTCTGTGGCCTTGATATCGAAACGACAGGGCTAAGCCAGCCTGAAGGTCACCGGATCATCGAGGTGGCTGCCATTGTCTATGACCTAGCCACTGAAAAGGAAGCGGGGCGCTATGCCGTGCGTATCAACCCTGAACGCGGCATCGACGCCGGTGCCCAGGCTGTGCATGGCATTGCCTATGAAGACCTGATCGGCTGCCCAACGTGGGAGACGGTGGCTCCCAAGCTATCCAAGCTCATGTCGGCATGTGACTACGTCGTCGCGCACAACGGCATCGGTTTCGACATGCCCTTCATCTACGGCGAGTTCATCCGTGCCGGGGTGGCGCTGCCAGAGGTTGCTGTCGTGGACACCATGCTGCAAGGCCGTTGGGCTACGGCTGACGGCGCAGTTCCCAACCTCGGATTGCTGGCATATGCATCGGACGTTGCCTACGACAAGACGAAGGCTCACGCCGCGATCTACGACGTTGAGGTAATGATGTCCTGCTTCTTCAAGCACTGGAAGTCTGACTTCTTCAAGCTCGAAGGCTCGGTCTACAAATACACGGTTCCCAAAATCAAGGAGAAAAAGTGATCTATCAGAAAAAGCCGAAGACTTACATTCTTCCGAAAAACTACGTTCTTGGTGGCTCTGAGCTTTGGATCATTGTCGGCATCTCAGCTCTTTTCGGAGCAGTCTCTGGCGTCGCCCTGCATCTGCTTTTTGTGGCTGCGCGCTGACCTGTTCATATGAATCACCACTCGCAAATGAAAAAAACTCCTGAATACATCATCAATCCCGTTGCCAATTACAGCCCGGTTTGGCTGCCCGAGGTTTACCAGTTGTGCCTTGGTAGTGGCAATATCCACTACTTCAACTCCCTGTGGCTTGGCACCGTCTGGAACCTTCTTTCGCTGCCCATGCGCTTGATCTTGAGCGTCGGAGTACCGCTGTTCAACTTCCGCTTCCTGACGGTGTTCGCGAACCTGTTCGTTGTCCTCTTAAGCGTGGTTGTCTTTCTGTTTGCTGGCGTGTTCGGCATTCTCGTAAGCCTCCCAGTGACAAGGGAGCAGGCGAAAAATGGCATCGTTCTCGATCACGAGCAGGGCCTGGAGTGTCTGGCTGCCGGTAATCTGGAATTTGTCACTCACATTGACGACATACGGCAGTGAGCCTTGATAGATAAGGACGCAAAAATGAGTCGATTACTTTACGCCGCAGCGCGCGGCGCTCGGATTCAAGGGAACTACCAAGGAGTCTGGAGCGGCGTCGCCGGTGTGCATCTCGGAGAGACGAAGTATGAGTACCGCGTCCACCCGGACGACGCTCATTTGCAATACGGAAGGATCAGCACGAAGCTGCGTGAGTCTGCTGAGAATACAAACTCCAACCTCTCATGGTCTGTACGTGGTTTCATGGAAATGGGTGCCATTTGTGCGTACACAGCCGCGTGTCGAAGTGATGACTGGCGTAACTGTTTGTCCGATCTTCAGCGCTCGCTGTTTCTGCTGATTCTTTCCGAAGTGATTGCGGACGACGGACTATGACCACAGCCAACACACAATGGAAAGAAAAGCTCGACGCATGGCGAGCCACTGCAAGAGAGTTCGCCACTAAAATGAAAGGCGTGGTGGTTGCTGAAAGCGGCGGCAAAGTAATCTGCTGGCTCGATGCCTATGACGAGAAGCTTTCGGAGCTGGTGCGTCAAGACGCACTTGAGGAAGCTGCCACGTTGTGTGATACAGAGCAGCGCGGCGACAGTGACACCGACCACGCACAGGCGGAAGCTTACAGTGAATGCGCTCAAGCCATTCGCAAACTCAAAGGAACAGATATGACTGAGCGAAAAATCCTCATGAAGGAAATTTGCACGATTGACCCGGATGGTCGTCTGCTCGAAAGCGTTGTCTCGGAACTGACTGAGCTGGCTGCCACACATGGCGCTGGACTGAAGATCAGCAAGGAGTCTTATGCTTATAGCGACGACACCCACTTGGCAGTCATGAAGCCCACTCCGGAAACGGATTGGGAGCTTGATACGCGGATCAGGCGGGAAAAGAGAAGGGCGGCTCAGCGCGAGAGCTTAGATCGTGCCGAATATGTTCGCCTAGCTAAAGTGTACGGAGGTGCAAAATGATTCTGACACAAGAGGATATCGACAATCTTGACCAGTCCATGTGTGGCGAACGTGAGTTCGCCACGCCCTATGCGCGAGCGGTAGAGGCTGCCGTGCTGGCTAAGCTACAGGTTCCTACTGAGGCCATGTGGGGTGAGCTGGCTCGGGACATCGTCATGTGGATGGACATGCATCAGGGTCGCGACAAAACTCCAGCCAGGTTGTTCCGACACCTGAACAATCTAGGCCGAGAAATACCCCAATGGCTCCTTGATGAATCCGAGATGAAGAACCTAGATCATGTGCCTAGTAAGGGGACGCGCGCCGTGATTGTCTATAAAGCCATGTTAGAAGCTGCAGTAGCCAAATAGATTGGTGTATTCGCGGGCGCACACGCATCGCGCAGATCAGTCAGTCATCACAGCCAATTGTGGGTGCAGAGGTTCCGAGACCCTGCACCCACAATTCATTTATCGGTTTAGCGCACACAAAAGCGCTGTGCCGATGTGTTGTGAAGGTGGTCAAACGCAGCCAAGCAAAGATGCAAAGCTCCAAAAGATGACATTCACAATTCATTTATCGGTTAGCGATTCTGCTGACGGATAATTTTTATTGACACCCACTCTGTGAGGCTCGAAATGGCTAAAACTAGCGCAACATCTTCCACCAAACCCGCTTCCACGAAGAAGCCTTCTACCAAGAAGCCTTCCGCGAATAAGTCTGCCATTGTGCAGAACAACACCGAGACCTTGGAATTAGATGATGCAGACACCGCGTTGTCCAACCTGATCAATTCCCTGAACTCTCCTGACGAAATCATCGTCGCCTCCACCACGGTCGCCGAAGCGGTTGTCGCGTCGAACGACTTGGCTGAATTCCACACCGCAATGGGCACATCCGTTGATGATGTTGTCTCCAGCGCCATGATTGCAGATGCAGTCTCGGGCGCCGAAGCGGTTGAAGCCAGCATTGCTGCTGCGACATCCACGACGATCGAAGGTTCTGAGGCCCCAACGGGTGACGCCTCTGATGTGGTTGCTGAGCCAGTTGCCGCTGCAACGAAGGCCAAGAAGGTCGCTACGCCTCGCAAGCATTACAGCGACAAGACCGAGCGCCTGAAAGACAAGCTGGGTGCCGGGTTGTCTGAGTATTCAGTGCTGACGCTTGCCGACACGCCTGTGACTGACGAAGACTTGGCCAAGGTCATGAACTCCACGATGGAGATCATCCGTTCGCTCAACAAGAAGGAGCAAAACTGGGCCGTGAAGTTCATCGAGTACATGGCTGGCAAAAAGTCCACCCTGAGCGAAGTGACTGCGCGTATCCTGACGGTGTTGAACAAAGACGGCTTCATCACGATGGGTGCAGAAGGCAACGTGTTCAAAGACCTCCTGAGCAAGCCCTACAGCCCTGGCGCTGCCCGTGCTATGGGTGGCAACAACATCGGCATGCTGAAAGACTTGAAGGTCATCATTGCAGGCGACACCAAGGGCAAGTACGTGGCCAACCCTGAGTCGCTCCTGTTGATGAAGGTGCGTTCCATGATGTCAGCGCCAGCTGCGGTGACTGCCGCCGTCGCTTAAGCGGCAAGTCGAAGTGAGCGGTGGCCTTCGGGCCACTGCTTTTTCTTTTCGAATCAAGGACTGAAGATGAATCTCACAGAATTGGCAGGGCACATCGCGAAGCTCGACTTGATAGAGCTCAAGGCGCTGAACACCTATGTTGTCGGCCAGATCAACACTCAAGAAGGGCGAACTGGAATTGGCGCTCGCGGTAGCTATAAGGTTGGCGACCTCGTTGATTTTGACTATCAAGGCAAGACGGTTCGCGCCAATGTGGTTGGTATCAACCGCAAGTCCATCAGCTGCGAGGAAGTCAGCAAGCCCTATGTTGGCAAGAGTGGGAAGTGGCGCGTCGCACCTTCGTTCTTGCGCCTGGTGGGTGCAGACAAGGCTGTACTGGGACTGCCCGCAACGCCGGCGGCAGAAGAGACCGAAGAGGCCGTTCCGGAGGACATTCCCTTCGCGCCATCGACGAGCCCGACCGCCTCTGTGTTGAGCGGAACTTGGTGATCGAAAGGCGCCATAGCGGCAGGGCTTCGGCCCTGTTTTGCTTTGGGTGCTGTAGCCTCGGAGCGCGGCAGCCTCGACTAGGCACAGCCCGGTTCGCGGGTGCTTACCTAGCCCTCAACACAGTCTGGATGCGCTAGGCTGGTGCTAGGCGAGAGGTCGCATATTCAGGAGCCAGATCACGCGATCTGCGAAATAATCTGAATGGGTCCTATAATCAGCACTGACTGCCGAGAAACTGGGGTCACAATTGAATTTAGAGGTCAGGGCAGGTTGTCCAGATCAGTCACTAATGACACACAGGAGTCTTATGAATATCGGGACAGCGAGAAAGTTAGCCGAAGAGTTCCGGCAAGTTAGTCGCCTTTGGTATGAACGGAAGGGCATGCCGAAAATGTTCCACAACGGAATTTGTTTCGCAGTAATGATACTGCGGGACAAGAACGGTTCAGCCGACGATGATGAGTACGAGTGTCCGTCGTATCCGCAGGTTCAATACATTTTGAACAATGTGATGCCGACCAAAGTGTGCTTTCTCCAGCCGGGCCGCTTCAGTGATGAACGCGCCATGATGTGTCTATTCATGGCTGAGTGGATCGAGACAGACTTGATTCCAAGTCTTCAGAAGGCTTCGAAAGGCTCAACGCAATGATGTCCGAATACGACGTTGCGCCGCAATACCTGCAATTCAGGAAGACCTTCGTCTTCAACATGGAGGAGCAGACAGAGAAGCCGGCACGACATGGGCTTCCTTGGTCTGAGGACGATGTCTTCACTATGAAGCGGGCGTTCCTCAATGGATTCTCTTTGTCAAAAATGGCAGCTGTGCTGATGCGCAAAAAATCTGGAGTGCTACCAAAACTGGAGCAGCACGGATTGATTGTGCCTAGCAAAGAAGGCCATGTTCAGTGCCGATACCTGCGTGATGAAATACTTTTACCAACTAAACAACCTGAAGGAATCAAAATGGCTTTTGAAGACATGGGCAATAGCAAAACCAGCGGAAGCGGAAGTGTGGGTTTCAAACCCGTAGACCGGCCTGCGATCCAGACCCTGACCTTGATCTACGGGCAGGACGCATCCACGATGTCGAACGACCAAATCTTCACGGCGATTGGCCACATCGAGGCTGAAATTACCCGCCTTGAAGCTATCAAGGCCAAGTCGAAGAAATTGGCTCAAACGGTCGAGAACTATCGCAAGGACATCGAAGCTCTTGTGAAATATGTTGACGGCCGTCCATGACGGTTCTTGAGAAGTTCGAGGCTTATCACAAGGCCAATCCCCATGTTTACAGCCTCTATAAGCAATTCGCTTATGAGGCGTTCTCTAGGGGTGCAACTCGGATTTCTTCAAAGCTGATTATTGAGCGCATCCGGTGGGAGACTGCGATCAGCACCACCGGAGCTGGCTGGCATGTGGCCGCGGGGAAGAAGTTCCTTGTGGATAACAGATTCACTGCGCACTACGGCCGCCTGTTCGCTAAAGACTTCCCCAGGCTGGCAAGTCGGCTTGAGTTTCGTGCCATTCGGACGCCTTGAATGGTCACTCACAGTTGACTTACTTTGGACACGAGAGGAATTTCATGAGACCGGCAGGTGAGCAAACACTGCGTATTCAAGATGCCGAGCTGGACGACATTCGTGAACGGCTGTATCGGTTGATCTCGCCAGATCCATGTGCAGCGGTCGATGCCATTGTCCCTTGGAACTCAGCATCGATGTTCTTGGAAGTCCTGTACCAAAAGCGAGGAGTCCAGGCGGCCTGTGCTTACGTCAGGCCAATGCTAGGCAGGATCATTCTTGACGTGCCCGATGCGTCCAAGAAATAGCCGTGTCTTGTTGGTCAAAGTAGAGACTTCGCAACAGGGAGAACGCATTGAGTAAGCGCCAAAAAGAACTGAAGAGTTTGATCGAGTCCTGCGGCTTGGTCGTCTTGAATGTTGATCACACCAAGAGCCAGCATCTGAAATTCAGAATCAAGGCTTCCGATGGGCGTGAAGCGAACTTTGTGACCTCCAACACACCTAGCTGCCGCAGAGCCGACATGAACAATCGATCGTTTCTGCGGCGTTTCGCAGCCGAGAGTGCGGGGCAGGGCGCCTAGATGCGGGTTTCATAATTCAATTATCGAAACAGAAAGAGAACACACCATGATGTCCGCAGCCGCAAAATGTGAACCGATCATCAATGCCTACGCCGGGTTCAGCTATGACTCCAGTCGCAAGGTTGATCCTGCCAGACTGAATGAGGAACAAAATCGCATGTCGATTAAGAGCCAGAATTGGGTCTTCGCTGAGCTGAACTCCAGGTTCCATATTGAAATGATGGAGCACGTCTGGGTGAACAGAATTGCCGGGTACGAGGATACTTTCGCGCACCAGGACCTTTACTGTGTGTTCATGGGACTTTAAGGAGTGGCAATGAAAGACGGAAGAGATTTGATAAATGCGCTGGCTGGCTATACCGGCAGCGACGAGATTTACAGACACAGTTTGGTTGCCAGCTTCAACTACACAGAGGGCGTCCGTAAGTTCGCTATTGAGGCGGGCAATGGTGCCTACTGGCTGTTGGATATTCTCGCCACAGAGCCTGTCATAACAAGGTTCGTGAGGCAAGAGGGGTTTGCTCTAGTTCTACTCAAGATAACTGGCAGCAAGGCTACATTAACCGTGGATGATGGGAACGGCTCTGCGCCAGTCTTTACTCAGGAGATTAAGTACACCGATTGCCCGGAATGTCCTGTGAGCCGGTCGAACACTGCCGGTGCCTGGAAGTTCTACATTGAATCCACCTATGCAAGCGGCATGCCAATTCGGCTTTGCATGCTTCCGCAGGAGCGCTGATATGAGTTTAGCTAACGCATTTGTAGGCTCAGACGCTCGGTATAAGGCTCAGGTTATTGCAGCCACATGGGGCCATCTTGAAATGAAAACTAACACCCTCCAAAAAGGGTGGTTCGTTTTCTCAATTACCGCCTACAGCGGTCACCATGTAATTCTAGGTTCGGACTGGGGAGATGTGCCTGACTCTCCAGGTTTGTACGAGGCAATGGAAGATTACATTTTTAGGCACGGCAAACGTGGCGTTGTGATGCGCCTTGAGGGCCATATCCGCCGCTACAAGAACGGCGCTTACCGCATCGGCGGCAAGCGAAAGATTATGAAGATCAAGCCTACAAAGGATCGCCGATATGAGCCTAATCACTGACGCGACAGGGCTGAGAACTACGCAGGATGTTGGCTGGCATGGCTACTCCTGGCTCGACAAGTATGTCGCGGAGCAGGCGGCGTACTACGGAATGACGCCTGAGAAAAAAGCTGCGCTGTTCAATGGTGCTGCCGATTACGATGAACTGATTTTGGCTGGTGAGGTTGAAGAGCCAAGTGGTGCACAAAATGAACTGCAAACATTGCAATGAGCCTATTGTGCTTTCGCCTAGTGCGAGCGAGCGCGCCGCGAAGTTGGGCGGAAGTCCTTCAGACTTTACAAAGCTGTTCGAATACCATGCCGACTGTACCTTGAAGCTCAGGCGGGACTCGGCATCGAGTCTCCTGAGCAGTGGTCGGGCATCGGTACACCGCGCAAATGTGGGTGCGCCTACATGAGCGCCATTGCTCCCAAGTTCGTTGTCGGCGATCAGGTCATCTACACCAATCCGCAGGGTGTGGTGTGGGGCAGCCGCACGATCACTGCCGTCGATACAACCAGTAAGCGAGCCGTGAAGTGGGGGCCTCACTATTACATTTCCCCGACGGACGCTCCGTGGTACGCGGTGGCAGAAAGCTGTCTCGACTTCCCGGAACTGGATACGGCTGAACTGGTTGAAAACAAAGAGGCGAAATCATGGTGACCTGGAATCAACACTACAGGCGCTGGCAATGTGTGGGCTGCTTCTGCCTTATGTCAAACAACGGAAAGCACTGCCTTAATCGCCGCTGTTTTAAGTACACATCAGCAGGCCCATTCGGACAAACTGGAACCACGGAATGAACTCCAAGAAAAGAAACAAAAACAGGCAAAACGCGCGTGAGCTGAACAGCTTAGTGCGGAAGCGCGTGTTGATGCAGCACACGTGCGAGAACTGCGGAGAGCCTGGAGGTCACTGAATCATGACGCGCGGAGCGTCTCTGCAAGCATTGCTCTCAGGAGTGGATGATCAAGAAGGATTCTGGACGTGTTTGAAGCCTCATGATGCAGCCAAAGATGGCATAAGCACGCCTAAAACAGTCAGTCATCATTGACATATCGAAACACAAGGTGAAGCAAATGAGATTCCACACAGGTAGAAATTGGGCCGTCAATACAGACGGCACGAGCCTACAGGGCTACATCCAAGCAACACGCACTGGTCTGATGAAAGCCTTCGGTGCTCCGGATATGGTTGATCTTGACAAGTCCAGCACTTACTGGAGTGTCCAGTTTGCCAACGGTACTGTCGCGACGATCTACGATTACTTCGGCAACGGCGCCAAGCCTGTACAACCAGCCCATGACGAAGTGATCAGTTGGCACATTGGAGGGCGCAACCGTGACGCCGACATGCTTGTTCACGAGGCGTTCCGGGCTGCCAATGATCTGAAGGCTCGCGCAGCATGAAGATCATCCGTTACTTTTTGTGCCGAGAGTGGCATGAAGTTGGAGTGATGGGCTTCACCCCACTTTGGATTCCCAAGTCTTGCGGATTCGATCCGAGCGAGGCGCGCGGGATGATGCACGACATGCTAGAACATAGGCTTAGCGACCGTGGAAAGTTCCATGAAGAGGTAATGGCGTTCGGGAGAATCATCGCCTTGCGGGCCATGCCTGGGTTTGGCTTTGACAGGGGAGGATACCGTCCCGATAAGGTACTAGGTATGGAGCTTGCTGGCATTTTTGCTCGCGGGTTTGAGAACAGCGGCGAACCTCCAACAATAGAGCGGGCGCCTGAAACGGGCTTCGCTGAAAACTACGCCGAAAACTTCATTGAGGAGATGGTCAAAAGCTTCAAGCAGTCCATTGCATCGGAGCTGCAAGATCGTTTTGACGAAAGTGTTCCGCTGCCAGGCGCAAGTTTGTACAGAAGCCTTGCTTCCTGGCTACGCATTGGGTACATCGACGCCATTCGGCGCTACGGGCAGCTGGACCACGGATGCTATGACGTTGGCTATGCGGGTCATCTTTGGGCGGAAGAAAACGCCAAGCGTATTTCCAGGCTCGTTGAAGAGGCTGATGGCTCTGTGATGCGCCTGTGTTTTGACACCAAGAGTCTGCGAATACAGGAAACGCTGATCGAACCTGATCGTGAGTACGGGCGTCTGCCGACATGGCTCAGAGCCCGTGTCCACTGGTGGCACATGGCATGATTTTTTTCAAAAGGAAGTTAGATATGAAAATGACAATCGCGGCATTGGTATTGTTGGCATTGACTGGCTGCGCCTCGCTTAAAGAGCCATGCTCTGAGCAAAGCGCAAGGCTGCAAGCGAAGAACGCCTCACTGATTGAGCGCAAGAAGGTGGTTGAGTCCTACCTTGAGGATTACCGAAAAATCCCGTCCTGGCAAACTTCGCTGGTGACGCCTCGCGAACTTCAGTATGTCTACGTGGACGGCTACAACCGGAGCTTTGATGAGTTCGTCAAGGAAGTTGCGGAGCACAACGCACGTTGCGTCCGCAACTGACACTCGGCTGTGTTTTGTCTTCACGCTCTGTCCTTAAGCAGGGCGTGAAACTACATCTATCGAAACAGCAACCGAAAGCGGTAAATGTCCTACAACTTCAATGTCCAGCTGGCTCAGCAGGGCTTCAAGATCGAGGTGGATACGGCGGCCAATTACGGATGCTGGCAATTCCCGGATGGCTCCGAAGGCGGTGGCTTGTGGTTTGAGGTCTCTGAGACCAGCACTCCGGGAGACGCCGGTCGTGTCCTGACGCTTAGCGACTACGACGGAGTCTTCCAGCTTCCAAAGGCTGTGATCGCCGCATTGCTTGACTCAATAGGGCAGTTGTTCATTGTGGATGAGGATTTCAAATGAGTTTAGCCGCAGCACACCCAGACTTCCAAGCCAAGATTCGTGCCATCGCTGCCGTTGGCCGCTGCATGACCGAGGCTGAGGTCTATGTGCTTTGGCGCGACTATTCGCGCAAATGCACAGATCAGTCGGCAGTCCTGACTGAGTTTGTCGAGTGGTATCACATCCGACTGGGTGCCACTAAAACTGCGCTTCTCAGCGCAATAGGAGAGCTTCATGGTTGAAGAACAAGAAGACGAGGCGGCCGAGATCACCCACGAGCAATACGAGGACATGGAGAAGGCACTTTCCGGTCAACGTATTGCTTTTTTTTGGACGCCTTCAACGGTACTGCTTCACAGAGCCGGTAAATCAAGAATGTTGGACATGCTCATTGAACAGTTCGCGCTTCAGGCTGAAGCGCATGCTCAGGTGATGGAAAGCAAGACGCATCGGATCACTATCGATGAACTCACCCCTTCTGTGGCGCGAGTGGACAAGCATGAGGCACAGTGGAAGCGAGAGATGCGAAACGTCCGAAGGCGCCGCTGATGCTGCCGACAACTGAGCTTGAAAATTCAATTATCGAAACAACAGCAGAGGTTCACCAAATGCCAATCACGATCATCCGCCAAGCAAACATGAGCCTAGAGGGCAAAGTCCAGTTCGAAGTCGAGCAGGGCGGTGTCCGTAGCATCATGACCATTCGGCAAATCATTCAGGTGATGCGATGAACGCCGCAATTCTTTCTGATCGCCAATACACGATCAAGACGCTGGTTCTGTCCACCGGACATTATTCAGCCAAGACAGACCAAGCAATTTTTACGCCAAACGGACTTGCCGGGCCTGCCATCTATCTGAGTATCGAAAAGCTCACCCACGGTTGGCAAGTCCTTATACCTGAAGACCTGTCAATCTTCGAGCACCAGCAGCGCCTTCTTGTTAAACAAGGACACGGCGCTCTTGCGGGCATTATGCGGCTCGCTCGTGATCTGAAATACGACATCCTGAAGTTCGACCCGGATGGGCCGTACCTTCCAGAGAGTTACGGCTACCGAACCTTCGCATGGTGATCCAAATGATCAAAGTCACAATCCAAAATCCTGAGCGCCCTGAGAAGGTTCATGTCATTCCGATGAAAGACATCAACAACGCCATGTGTGCTGTGATGAGCCTCAGCCTGGCATTCGACGACGCCGGCCTCGCCAATCGAGCGCGGCCGCTGGTTTGGTTCGACACCAACGAAATCGGCTATGTGGGCCAGACTCCCAACGGAATTTGGTGCGAGTACACCAAGCTCATGGATGGCCGGCGCGTTCCGGGCGTCAGGCGCTACAGCGTGTCCGACTTGACAAATCAACCTGTGGTTGCGGGCCGACTCGCTGCCGACGAGGTCAATTCGCTGCCTAGCTGGGTTTGGACATGGGCCGCGCTGGTTGGACTGTGATTGAAGCGAGGTCGCTGTCCTGAAGCTGACCTGCACAATTCAATTATCGAAACAACGAACGAGGGCGACGAAATGTCCAAAACCATCACAGTTGATCTGCCTGCTACGGTCCTGAATATCGAAATGATCAGAAATCCGTTCCTAGGTGACATGCTGTGCGTCACGCTCGCCAATGGGCGCCAGGTGGTGATCGATGCTATGCAGATGACGCCTGAGCACGAGTGCCAAGTTGCCGTGTGGGATAACTTCGACGCGGTCCAAGAAGGTCCGAACATGGTTGCATGGATCGGCTTCAATGGTTACAAGAAGACCGACACGGTTGCCAAGGTCTGCAACGCAGCCAACGCGCTCGCGTCAGTCGCCTGAACCTGACCGTCACAATTGAAATATCGAAACACGAAAGGTATTCCAGATGATCACAGAAGCCAGAATTGAAGAACTCAAAGCCTTGGGGTACACAGTCGAAGACATGGGCGCCGAGCATGGGGAAGAGTTTGCGGGCCTGTATCGCTGGTTCCATGATCGCTCAGGTCACTTTCAAGACTCTGAGCCATCTTTCTCAAATCCAAGCGCATGGGAGAGTGCAGACCGACATGCTGCCATTTGCCTAGAAGAACCAACATATGCTCCGGACCTGCCAGCAATCGCCAGTTAGAAAAGGGGGAACGCCATGAAGTAATAACAGTCCACTCGCGACAGGCTCGCGAGTAGAGCGCCTCGTAGGACTCACAAGAGAATCAGGCTTAGAGAACCTGGCTCCGATGTACGACAGAAAACAAGGCGCTCTACTCACGGTTGCTTCATCCTAGGTCTGGTGCTGTAAGGCCCAGCCTTTCAAGCCGTTCTGTAGCAATGCAGTTCGGCTTGTCTTTTTGCGCTCACGTAAGCCGAGGATCACCATTTTTAAGGCTCGTTCGCTCTGTGGTAAAAAAAGCCTTATAAATCAACGACTTACGGCACTTTACCGCCGCCTAAGTGCTGGTATAAGCGATCAAATATCCGATTAGCGAGCATTTCCGCTCAAATCCAGACTTAGACAGCATCATCGGCTCTTTAAGAAGCGCAAAAGTGGTGCTGCCGAGCGAGTCCAGAGTGTAGGGCTTACGCAGGGATGTCTAGTTCAAGCGGAGCAGCTGCCGAGCCCGAGGCAGCCCTCCCTAAGCTTCGGAGACATACAACCTAAACACCAGTTTTCAGCGAAGGGCAATTGCTTAGAGTCCAACCTGAAAAGCTAATCGAGAGCAGAGGTCCGGGCTAAAAGTAATACAGCAGAAACCAGACCCAAGCAATGCAGCCCAACCCAAACTAGGCACGATCGAACCCAAAATCAACCCAACCCGGAGTCAGGCAGACTCAGGCTCAAAATCACCAATTCCCCAATGGCGCATACGGCTGAAGAGCATGATTAACTAGGCTCAGAAAACGTAGGCAGAAAAGAACAAACCGAGGCTCAATCCCACCAGCAAGAACCAGGACATCCCGGCATCAGGAGACAACAACGATACATTCAATACATCGGATACATGCCGGTAGAAGAAAGGCTCTGAATAGTCGATAGAGCATAGGAATGATCAGTTCCTACCTATAGAAGCCTGTACTTTAGACATAGGAGTAAGACTCTCTAGGTGTAGGAACAACACTCGCTAGGTATAAGGAAAGAATAAAGTTGGCGGCCTTCCATTTTTTAAGAACGAAGCGCTTTCCTTAAATGTGCAGAATATCCTTATGAATCAACGATGTGTGCCATTTCTATGGGCCTAAAAGTACGCTTAAACCAGCGGTTTCGGCGCTCTTACGCAGCTCCTAGGCTCTGTTTGCCCTATAAGCGTCCGAGTAATCTCCTATAAGCAGTCCCTATAAGAACGCTTATAGGTGCAGGGCTAAATTCGGCTTACCCCCTACAGAAACCATGCCTAAAAACAGCTTATAGGGTGAAAACAGCTTATACAAGGGTCCGATCGGATCAAGCTCAGTTGGGCAGGTGCAGCCTAGGCTCTGGGGTTTTGATATACGGCTAGGGAGCATGACTAGACTCGGCAGCCCTTTCTGCGCGCGCTCTCAGGCGTCTGCATCCTCGGACTCGTTGCCCTCAAGTCCCGGGTGTCCTGAAGGTGGGTGCGACACTTGAATTCTCGAACAACGAAAGCAAGCCATGAAAGTTAGACTGAGCCTGAAGTTTGATCCGCACTCCTTTGAGCCAGCGGTCGTGACAGCCCTTGACGGAATCAGGCCCATCATGACCATTACCATTGACCTGTGGTCGGGCGCTGATCACCGAGGGCACAAGATCACCTCCGAAGCCGACCGATGCCTAGATCACACTGATCAAGCCAAGGTGATCCTGGCCGCGACGACTTTGGTTCAGTCGGTGCTCACGGGCCAAGATGCCCTGAGTGTTCTTTGCCTATAAGGGATTTTCACATACGGCTCGGGGCCTTGATCTTCTAGGATTTCCCCGCTGCCCATGAGGCTCGGCATCTGCTATATGCATATAGCGCACAGCTCGGACCTGGGCTGGACGGATTTCTTGATCCTAGGCTGTGTGGCGGACCAGTTTCTGCATTTCAAGCTCAAGAGTCAGGCTCATCTGTGCTCAGGCTCAATCTAGGCTCATGCCAGAAGACCCGGAGTCTGGGTGTGCGCAGCAGCCGATGGACACATTTGGGTGGGTGAGGGCAGCCGACACCGTGGTCTGACAGTAGAGACTTCAACAAACGAAAGAGGTCTTATATGTCAGCACAAGCGTTCCAGTTCGCATACAAAGCGAGACTGATGAAGAACAACATCGGCACCCGCGCAGCAGCCGGGTTTCTGCGCAATCGGGACGTGAGCCTGAAAGAAGCGCTGTTTATCTTGGTCGGTCGCCCACTATGAGCGCCGTACTTGTGACTGCGCGGGTCCTGGCCGCGATGGTGGCAATGGTCATGATTGCGATGTCCTTGGTCTTTGCTGTATTCGGTGAGACCGAAAGCGCGGTGAGGTGCCTGGTGTTGACCATCATCTTCGGCTGCCTTGCTCTCCTCGATCTGAAGATTGAGGTCCGGGACACGCGGGGAGGGAGCCGAAGATAGTGATTTAGGTTTCTGGGAAGTGCCGAGGTCAGACTGAAAGGATCTGGCCACCCGGCGCGAGAGGGGCGAGTCCTTGGACGGTCTGGCGGAGGGCCATCAATAAACGCTGTTTTGATGTACGGCTCGGTGCCTTGATAAAGTAGGACGTGAATGGCGAATTTCCTATACGGCTCGGTGCCTTGACTAGCCTAGGATTCGTGGCCTTGGGCGAGCCCAGATTCCTACTGAACAGTCGCCGAAAACGATCCGAGTCGCCTTCCTAGCCGATAGTCGCCTTCCTGCTGCCGAGTCGCCGTCCGTGTGATGTGTGCATATTCCGAACAATCGGGTTAGCCAATTACTATAACGGGCAATTTAATACTGTGCAGTATTAATAACATTTATTTGACAGGGCTATTAATTTATAATAGAGAATCTACCATGCATGCGACTATCATAAAAATGTGATGTTGTCAACATTAAAACAAAAAAACAACAAATAAAATTATTTTTAATATATTTTCGAATTACTATAAAACCATGTCATAATTCATCAAGTCAGAAATTTCTCTGACTTAAACAACCTGAAAGTAAATATCATGTCTAAGTCTTCCAAAGTCAGTTTTGCCAAAACCATCGCCACCCTGAAGGCGCACAGATTAGCTGCCACAAGTGCAGATATGAATGCCGTTCTAGGTGGTGCAAAGTCTGCATCCGTGTTCGAATATACCGAGAGTGTACATGCTACGATTGCAGCATGGGGCATTGATACTGCGCAGATTTTCGCAGTAGACCGCAATCCAAAGGTTATCAAGCGTTTTATCCAGTTTGTGCATGGGGTGAATGCCAAAGACTATAAAGCCATTGATTCCGTCACAGCCACGATTATCTATGCACTCCACCTGACTGAGGGAAACCCGCTTACGGTGGATGCTCTGCAATACTTGGGCGCCGGTCTACTCGCAGGCCGCGTAAGCCCCGAGACCAAAGGGGTGAACCGCTCCACGGTCTCTCGCTTGTTCGGTTCCGTGGGACTATCTACCATTCCAACACAGACAAGCCGCACAGTTGGCAAAAATGGTTTCCTTCAATTAGCCGGGGCCACCATCGGCGAGCCGGGAAAGCATAACCAACACGTTAAACTCGATTCGGAACATGCGATGATCAAGGCGTTTTTTGCCACGATGAATGCAGCGACGGACGCACAAGTCGCGGAGGTAACGGGCTAATTATCATCCAGTGCCAGTCAGTCATGACTGACTGACTGGCAACAAACCTATTAAGGAGAACAGCATGAAAACACAAACCCCGGACAATATCTCCCTGAGTGACAGCGAAACGGATGCAGCATTCACGCTATCTTCCGCGCGCATGCAATCACGGGCAACCATCACACAGGACGACGCGGAAGAGCTTTGCGAAACAATCGATTATTCGTTAGCAATAGACGCCTTCTATAACACGTAGTCGCCAGTACCTTGCACCCCCTCCTGGGGGAGCATCGGGCGCGTGGCCCTTCATGCCATTTTTCCTGGCCCGCCACCAAAGTGCTTATAGGGCCAAACAGCCACAAGGTCTCCGAATCCCGGGACGACACGCGACCCAAAAATCCTGGCGCCAGGTGGCCAGGACAAAGTGCTTATAGGGAGCGCTCCACGCCAAGGTGCGCAGCCGAACGTAGAAAGGGCGCTCACGCGCCCCTTTCTACAGGTTCCAGGGCGTTGCGACACCCGAAGTTACCAACTCCCCTGCTTGGCACTTCCCCCAACACCATAGAGCTCGTCCAATAGGGTCGGGGGCAAGTTATCAGGTGCATCGCTGTACTTCTCAGCACGTTCGATCAAGAACCTCGCATGCGCGAGCTCATTCTGGCGCTTTCGCTCTGCCGCCCTTTCGATTTCTGCCTTGCGATTCAGCTCCGAAATTCTGCGTCTTGCACTAAGCTGCTCGGGCGTTGGGTCGGGATTCTCCAGGTGCTCGATCAGTTCATCATGCAGTACCTGAGTCCAGTTGTTTGAAGCACGGTCCAGCTCCGCCTGGTAGGCTGCGTGTCGCATGTAGCCGTACTCTACGCGCCTGAAGTTCGAGGTGTGCAGGATATGGTTGATCTCTTCCCTGAACGATCGTGCCCAGCCCTTGCCTTTTGCAGCCTGAACTTCCCTGCTACAGACTTCGGGCCAGCGAGCTACGACTGTCTTCAGGGTGTGCTCCGCGAGGTCTTCCCTCATCATCGGCCTGCCCGTCACCTTCAGCTTAGTTAGCGCCGATTCGACCTTGCTCATGTCCAGGCTTGAGCCGAGACTCACCTTAGCGGTGCGCCATACGTCTGCGGCACTCGTTATCGACGACCCTGTTGCTGCAGAGGCCGTTGCAAACTTGTCGAGCGACGAGTAGATCGGGCTGAATGAATCTACAGCCGAGTCAGACCCCATCGTCGATAAAAGCAAATCTGCAAACCAATCATCATCTTTACCAAGTTTCATGGCGCTCGTCCTCCTTGAACTCTTGCTCCGCCAGGACATTCGCCAGTTCATTTTCAGAAGAGGTCTCCGACGCCGGCTTCAACACCTTAACAATGGCCTCGACATCATCGTCTGTGAAGTTTTCGTCCATGATGAGCTTGATCTCTTCAGCAGCAACGCCGTCGATGCCCATGACCGCGACCGAATCAAACGACGCCCTGTCCTTTTTCACCTTTTCGCTCTTTGCCATATCGACCCTCAAGCTATACGCCGGATACCCTCCCAAGCGAAACCACTCGACAAGGTGATTGTGATTGGCCAACGTCCAGTCGTCAGCGAGTTTCTTGCAAACCGCATTCATGTGCGTATCTGAGAGCGCCATTGCTTCAGAATCAGCGTCGCGATAGCCTGCCTTGCGCAGCGCCATCATCAAGCGGCCTGTAGAGCTCTTGCCTCGGGACTCGCGCACATAGACCGACTGGTTGAGTTCAAGCCATTTGACGGTTGTTTCTGCCCATCCGGGTGCTGAGTCGATCATTTGGCTTGCTCCGCGAGGGCCACCAGGTTGTCCAGCTGCTCGGGCGTCAGGTTTTTGAGCTTTGCCGCTACGAGTCGTACCTTGCTGGGCGGCTGCGCCGGCGGCTTGTACCGATTCGCGACATATTTCTCCGCGTGTGGTGCGAGCTTGTCGAGAATATCAGGGTCTGCAGTCGCGAGCAACACGATCAGATCACCCAGCGTCCGGAGCTTGAGCGTAGCCATCCGGGCCTCGAAGTCAGCCTTGTACTTTTGAGACAGGGCGAAGCTGCCGCGCCAGTATTCTGTCTTTTTGTCTTGTTGTAATTCTTGCTCTGTCATATATTGCCCTTGGAATGAAAAATCGGTAGTTACCATTATAGTAACTACCGACTTATTAATGGGACTTTTTAAGATATTTACTTGATATCTGCTGAAAATCCGATGGCGTTCGAGGGCTCTTCCTCGAATTCTTCTTCTTGCTTGCTGAACCTCTGGATCGCATGAGTCTGAAGAATCACCGCGATGATGAGAATGTAGGGGTTGTCCATCTTCCAGGCCAGTGCGCCTGCGACCAACAAAACCGCGAGGTTGATGATGAGTGAATAGGTGATTGGCTGCATACTGGTGTATTCCCTGTTTTGGTTGTAGTCAGCCCTGACTATCGCCTAATCTTTCGACAAGGTCAAGCAGTCTTTCGTGAAAACCCGAGACCGGCATAGTCAAAGTCCGCCACGATATTTTCCCCAAATCCGGGAGTTCCTTTGATCACCGCTTGACGGTCGCCGCAGTGGCTCTTCAGGTGGTTGTTGAACTCGTCAAAGGCATCCACGATAAAGGCATAGTTCGGCAGCCCATTCTTCTTCTCACGCAGGCCCCTGCCGATGCGCTGACGCAGCGCAACTTCAGCTTTGCCTCCGCCAGCCAGCACGATCATGCCGATAGAGGGTACATCGACACCCACATCAAGAATGGTTGAGCCGATCAGAACATCCAGAGAGCCGTTTGCGAGCTTGGTGAGCTCGGCCTGGCGCTCCGGCTGGCTTGAGTCACCGTCAATAAACGCGCAGCGCATGCCGAAGCGGGTGAGCATCTCTTTTAAGACATGACCATGAGCCTTGTGCTGCACGAGAACCAGTCCATTGAGCCCATACATCTTGGCCCTCAGCAGCTCGGCGCAAATCAGCTTATTCCGGTGTTCGAAGTTGACGATTCCCAGCGTATAGGCTTTTTGCCAAGGCGTGCTGCGCGTCAATCCCTTGGGCTTTCGTGTCTCGTCGAGCTTAAGCCACTTGAAGTAGGGCTTAGCGAGAATTCCGCGCTCGATCAGAAGCTGTTCTGTTACCCTAACTGCAACTGGGCCGCACGATGCGAGCAAGCGCATGTTGGCCTCCTCGTCGTCCTTCATAAAGGGCGTCGCGGTCAGCGCAAGGCGGTAATGCGCGTTCTTTAGGTGAGCCATGACTGTGAAGAATCCGTCACCTGAGAGTTCGTGCGCCTCTTCTGCGATCACGACCTCGAACCGCTGCAAAAACTCGATGGTGGCGGTTCGCAGCTTATTGTGCCGGGCGACCGAGACCTTAATGTTGGCAATCTCCTCCGGAGTCACGTCCAGGCGCTCTGCCTCGCGGCGAGCCAATTCATCGGTGCGCTGCCCGATCAGGTGGGGCAGCACGCCGTCCTTTTTCAACTTTAGCTTGGCCTCATCGACAATCTTGGCCAACTGGTTTGCCCTGCGCTGACGCAGTGCGAGCAGTTCAGCCTTTTCGTCATGTTGCTCCAGACGCTGTGTGAGTGTCTGCACCATACCCACGCAGAACTTGGTCGCGCGGCGACCCTCTGACCCATCTGCCTTGCGGTATTTGATGCCCCATTCACCATCACCCAGCACAGCAACCTCTTCGCCCATCCCAACAACGGCATCCCGCATCTGGTACATGAGAATGCCGCGGGTGGTTAGAAATAGGGTAGGGCGATTTATCCGACGGTACACCATCCGGCAGATGCGGGACTTGCCGCCACCGGTGGCGACCTGGGCAATCATCTTGCCGTGCCGAAGCAGCGCCTCTACGGTCTCGGGTTGATAGTCGTAGCGCTCGCTGTATCCAAAGGCGTCAACTTCTGGGCGCTCTGGACCGAGAGGAGGTGGCAGGGGTTTGCTGATCAGCTGAACCTCAAGGCCAATCTTGCGCATCGCGCGGCACACGAGCGGAACGAATCCGGCAGGAAAGTGCCCGGTTCCGGCCTCCTTGCCCCACGTTAGAAAGGACGACGTTCCCGACCAGCTGCCCGACCGGCATGCCGCCATGTGCTCAGGGCCGGCCACTTGGTAGCTTAGAACTCGATTGATCTCGACCAAAGCCTGTTTTGGGGCATTGATGATGCGAGCATCTGTGGCGTTGTGAGCAATTTGGATCATATGAAGTCGTTTTTCGTCACGTCTGACGCTTATTTCGTGTTTTCGCGCTGTTTCAGGCGGTTATTTGCTAAGGCGTTGCCGAATTGCTTATATGTGGCTACAATGTCAGTCATGAATGACTTACCAATTATAGCGCGTGATGAGTAATCCAAAGCTTGAAATCGTCTACCTGCCTCCCGGATCGCTGATTCCGAATCGGTGGAACTCCAACTCTGTTTCGTCAGAAATGGAGGCGCGTCTTGAGTCCTCGATTCGGGAGTTTGGCTTCATCAAGCCAATCATCACCAGGCGCCTTTTTGACGGGACGTTGCAGATTCTGGGCGGCGAGCACCGCGCGCGCAAGGCATCTGAACTCGGGATGGAAACAATTCCAGTCGTGGTTCTCGATGGCGTCGATGAAAAGCGTGCCAAGGCAATGGGCCTGGCAGACAACGGTCGATATGGCCAAGACGACGCGCTCAAGCTTGCTGCAATTCTTGGCGATATCGGCACAGACTTGATCGACGCCTTGCCTTTTGACGAATCTGATCTGGCAGGAATCTTTAGCGCCAGCTCGGTGAATCTCGACGACCTCGGCTTTGGGGAAGACCCAGACCCAGGCGCCGGTCTCGAAGAGCTTGCAGCGGCCAGGCCATCCATTACCCATGAACTGATGCGCTTCAAGGTGCCAATCGAAGACCGGGACAACGTCCAGCAGTTCATCGACCAGATTATCAAGCGCCGTGGACTCTCTGCAGAGAAGGACTCGATGGTTGCCGCCGGCATGGCGCTGGTCGAGATCGTCAACGCCGCGAAGGAGACCCTGTGACCTTTATTCGAATTCGCAATGACAACGGCTTCCCTGAGTGCAGCACCTGCATGCACATCGAAAGCGAAACGTGCGAGGACTGCGAGGACGCAGATGAGTACGAAGAGGGCGAGCAGCAAAAGATTCTGGAAGAGCTCTTAGCCGCATGAAGCAAGAAAAATTCACCGTAGGCGCCCGCCTGAGTGACGGCTCCATTGGGAAATGGCAAGTCGAGACTTCAGACCATCAATCGGCCGCAGATGAGGTTCTTTTGAGCCTTGAAATCAAACCCATCGTCATCCTCACATGCATCAACGGAGACAAAGCATGAGTAACACCCTCGAAACCCCAGTCACTCCAGCCGACCAGGCGGAAGTCGACTACGGAAACCACCTCATTTGGCGCCTGATTGGCGCCAAGATCACGATGTTTGGCGCCAATGCCACGGGGGAGATTTTCCTTGCGGCCGAACGCGACGGCGTGGTAACCGAGGTCATTGTTGGGCTGGAAGACGGACAAATCGCCCTCTTCGAAGTTGAAAAGAAAGACGCCGCGGTATGAGCACCGGTGAAGCCAAACTGAAACTGGAAAGTTGGCCAGTTGCAAATCTTATTCCCTACGAACTAAATGCCAAAAAGCATGAGGCTTCGCAGGTCGCCCGAATCGTCAAGGCAATTCAACAGCATGGTTGGGACGTTCCAATCGTTGTTGACCGCCACGGGGTGATCATCAAGGGCCACGGCCGGCGCCTGGCTGCCATTGAAATGGGTCTTCTGAAAGTTCCAGTGCTTGTGCGCTCGGACTTGAACCCAGAGCAGGTCCGGGCCGCTCGGCTTGCTGACAATCGCGTCGCGCTGTCGGACATCGACCCCGAGATACTGCGTCAAGAGCTTTCTACCCTTGATGCCGACCTCGACGGCATCTTTGACGCAAAGGAGCTTGAATTCATGTCTGTGGATCTGGGCTCGATGGATGAGAGTGCCTTCGTTTCTGACATGGACAAGGTTTTGAGCGACCAGCGCTCAGAAATCGACGCCGTATCTGACAAGGCAACCAGCTCGGAAGTGCGAGTCCCTCTCGCAAAAGCTTTCGGGTTCAAGGATGTCTCAGCCGCTGGGCAATTCGCAATCAGCCAACTGATGGCGAAGGCGGAAGCGGTGAC